CCATAAGTTATAAGAGGATTGACACGAATGAGAGTGATAGTAAGAGGAATAGGGTTGTGTTTAGCAATCAAAGTGATGCAGAGAGAGAGGTTATTCAGTCATACAATCAAGTGTTTAACTATATTCAAGAAAAAAGAAGGTAACTATGGGTATAGAAAGAGAGTTCATTCCGTACGAACAAGCGATAGCTTTAAAAGAATTAGGATTTGATGAACCTTGTGCTTCTTGTTATGGAAGTTATGTTCACAAAACATCTGAATTATTTTTAAATATTAATAATCCTGTTAATATAGAAACATTAGTAAGAGAACCAACAGCATTTAATCAACCATCTTTTTACGTTAAAGCACCAACATTCTCACAAGCATTTAGATGGTTTAGAGAGAAGTATAAGTTTGAATTTCACATTGAGTGTTATAGGCATACTTCTGTAAAATACTATCAGGTACACTTAGATGACGTATTAAGTAAACATTCTTATAGTCTTGGAAAATCATTTACTTACAAAGAAGCAGAACTTGAATGTTTGAAGAAACTAATATCAATTATAAAAGAAAGTAAAAATGGAAACAATTAAGGAGAAAATTATCAATAGAGTAAATGTAATATACAATACTCTAATCAATGCAAATAAAAAAGACTCTGTATCGGAGGATGTTAAGAGTATTAGATTTGTGGTATTCAATGGTAAGACCACAGAAGAATCAATTAAGATTAAGAAAATGTTTGATGTAGTCTTCGAGAGAGAATTAAATAAGAGATTACAAGAAGCAAATAATGAATTAAGTATAATTAATAACCATATAAATAAATAAGATTATGTATTTAGACGAAGCAATTTATAACATTGTAGTAAAGGAATCGAAAGAAGTTAAGGGAGAAGAAACTAAATCATTTGTTGGTAGAAAACTTAAGTGTATGGAAGACAATGCAAACTACACATTAGCTGTGAAAGGAGAGGTAGTTGAAGTGGTAAATCAAGATGGTAGTGTATTAACCATAAGCAAACCAATAAATGGTATTGATGGTATGAAGATAACTTCTTGTATGATTGGTAAGGAATTTAAACTACTAAAGAAGAAAGGCAAGAAAGATACCATAGTTGAAGCAATTGTAGATAAATTTAAGAGCAGGAGTGATGTTGGTATTAAGAAATACAACACCACATTAGATAGGGATGACCTTACAACAGAGCAGTGGATTGATCACGCAATTGAGGAAGGAATGGATATGATTCTATATTTAGAGAGATTAAAGAGAGATATAACTAATATTAAGAAAGCTGTAGGAGATGGAAAATAAGACACTGCAAAGGGTAATCTTTGAACTATCTGGGCAAAAGAATAATAGGGAGTTTGCAAAGTACATCAGGAGATCAGAGAGTTACACATCAAATATGATAAACTCAGATAAGAACATAAGTGTTGAACTCGGAATTGATATGATGCAGAGAATGTATTTAGATAAGGAATTAATTAAGGATGTTATATTAAATTATATAGATGAAGCTTTCTTTATTTAGAAGATAGTTCTTATATTTGCAAAGGTAAAATAGCTAAGCTGTGTAAAGCGTTCAAACTGATAATTGATTAGAAGCTAAATCCAAAGTAGTGTAACTTGGTAACACAATCAATGGGCAACTGTTGATAAATGAAGTTTCGAATACTTCCTTTGGAGCATAGTAGTTTTCTTATGATAAAAATCTTTACAAATCCTGTAAGGTAGCTATTCCACTTGGTCGTTTCAACTGACAGTATAAGAAAACGGTAAACTCATAATTGACTGTCAAAAGTGGATATGGATTGACTGATGGAAAGACATCTTTTTTTTGTAATCACTTTTTTGTATTAAAATATTTTGTATCTTTGCCAAGTAATTTCTGTGGAGGATTAATTACAATTGAAAATATTACAATATCATTAGAAACCTTATAAGGATTAGAGCCTCCACCTCGAAACTTATAGGGTTTTCTGTTTTAAATAAATACTAAGCGTATGAAATTTTTGGAAAAAAATTTAGAAGACATTATTTGGGAAGCAAGTAATGAAAAGTTACAAGAGAGGGGTTTAAATATTTCTGGAAAGAAATTAAGACAATTAAGAATTGGTAATTATGGAATTGCTGATTTAGTTACATTTGATAGGGATTATTACCATACGGAATATCTTCATCCTTTTTTAAATATAACTGTTTATGAGTTAAAAAAAGATAAGGCTGGAATATCTGCTTTTTTACAAGCTATTAGGTATTGCAGAGGTATAAAATCTTATTTAGAAAAACATAAGCCACATATTGATTTTTCATTAAATATTGTCTTGTGTTCAAAAGAAATAGATACCAATAGTGATTATATATTTTTATGTGATTTAATTCGCTATAATGAATATGAATCTGGTCTTATAAATTCAATATCTAATTATTCTTTTGACTACAGCATTGATGGTATACAATTTAAAGAGGAAAAAAATTACGATTTAATAAATAAAGGATTTTAATATGAATGGATTTGAACAAATAAAAAGCTTTTACTCTTGGGTTTTTAATAACCCAGATAAAGTTAAGACAACTCATATTAGTCTGTATCTATTCTTATTAAATCAAAATAATAGATCTATGTGGGTTGAATGGTTTAAGTGTCCTTATGATTTAGCTATGCAAGGAGCGTGTATAGGTAGTAAAACAACTTACTACAAAAGCTTGAAAGACTTACAAGAATTTGGATTAATAGAATACAAAGAAGGTTTAAATAACTATAAATCTCCTTTAGTTAAGTTAATTTGCTTGTACAAATCTGTACCGCTGAGTGAACAAGCATCTGTACCGCTGAGTGAACAAGCATCTGTACAAGCATCTGTACAACTACCTGTACAACTGAGTGGACACATATATAAACTAATAACTAATAACATTAAACTTATAACAGATAACCAAGATAAATTTGAATTATTTATTAAATCATTAAGTGAAGGTTGTGAAGTAAAACATAAATTAAAGAAATCTATTAATCCTTCTAAAGAAGATGTTATTAGTTTTTTTGTTGAAAATGGTTATAAAGAATCTTCTGCTATTAAGGCGTTTGATTATTATAATGATGGTCAATGGACTGATAGTAATGGGAAGAAGGTTGTTAATTGGAAGCAAAAAATGAGAATTGTTTGGTTTAAAGATGAACATAGGTTTGTAGATAGTAAAGATATATTACCAGATAATGTTGTGGTTTGGAAAGATGGTATTAAGAGAGTTAAAACACCTTTTTAGATATGAATAAATTTATAGATTGGAACACACTTGATTTTAGAAAAACGAGTGGTAAAGAAAAGATGAGATGTCCTTCTTGTGATAGTACAAGGTCAGATAAGAAAGATAAGAGTTTATTAGTTGATCATAATTCTGGTTATGGAAAATGTTTTTATTGTGAGTCATTAACATTTAAAGAGGTTAATAAAGTTATTGCAGATACTTCATACACATTACCTAATCAAGACTGGTTTAATTATACTGAATTATCAGACAAAATAGTTAAGTATTTAGAAAGTAGAGGTATCTCTCAAACAACCGCAATTAATTTAGGTATAACAGAAGAAGATTACTACCAGCCATCTGTTGAGTCAAAAAGAAAGAATATTGTATTTAATTATTTTGAAGGAGATATTATTGTAAATAAGAAATACAGAACATCAGATAAGAAGTTTACTCAATCGACAAATGGAAAGTCTATATTTTATAATATAAACTCAATAATAAATGAAGAAGAATGTTACATAGTTGAAGGAGAGTTTGATGTATTAGCTGTTCATCAAGTCGGAATAAAGAATGTAATTAGTGTTCCTAATGGGGCTAATGATAATGATAAGTACTGGTTAAATTCAGAAAAGTACTTAAAAAACATTAAGAAGTTTTATATAGCTACAGACAATGATGAAAAAGGTGATGACTTAGCTGATAAGATTGCTCAAAGATTAGGTAGATGGAGATGTGAGAGAATAAACTTTAAAGGGAAAGATGCTAATGAAGATTTAATAAATTCTTGTTTACTTTCATCTCTTAGCAATAGAACAACTTACCCAGTTGCAGGAACTCATTTAGTTAATGACCTAATTGATGATATAAATAATCTTTATGACAATGGATTTCCAGATACAATATTTCCAAAACATCATTCATTTGGTAAATTAAAAGATGTATTTTCTGTAATGAGAGGTCACTTAGTTGTAGGAACAGGAATTCCATCACACGGTAAATCTAACTTTACTGAATGGTATGTATTGAATTTGATTTCAGATTATAAAATGAAGGCAAGTTTTTATAGTCCTGAACACCATCCATTTAGTTTACACCACGCAACATTTATGCAAAAGGTATATGGAAAGAATTTTTTTAAAGATTATCCAGGAGTACCAAGAATTTCTAAAAGTGAAATAAATAGATACAAAGAATGGGCAAATAATAAAATATACTTAACAGCTCCAGATAATAGTACTTCTCCTACTTGGGGTTGGTTATTAGATAGATTTAAAGAGCAAATGATTTGTTATGGTATAGATATATTTGTGATAGATGCATTCAATAAGTTAGAGTTCGACAAGAGTGGTAATAAGTTGGATCAGATAAATGAAGTTCTAACAAAGTTAACTACTTTTGCTCAGATGAATAATGTAATTATATTTTTAATTGCACATCCAACAAAGATGAAGAAGAGTGAATCAGGTATTTATGAAAGTCCTACATTGTATGATGTTTCTGGTAGTAGTGATTTTAGAAACCAAACTCACGATGGATATTGTATTTATAGAAATTTTGATGAAGATGGAGGATATACTACATTCACAAATTTAAAAACAAAGATGACTTTTCAAGGAGAGATTGGAGCTTACTCTGAATTTCAATATGATTTAGCTTCAGGAAGATATTATGATAGAAGTACTGAATGTCCTACTCATTGTTTAATTGACGATAATTCTTATGAAAGAATTGTATATGATGAGTGTGATGCTCCATTACCAACTCCAACACCAGACCAAGCATTTGGACCAATAGATATTAATAATGAAATACCATTTTAAGATATGAAATTAGTAGATAAAATACAAGAGGCACGTAGTAACAAACTTAGCGATTATTCTATAATTTACACACCTACCGCTGAAGTTATTGAGGGGATAGCAGATGAGTTTGCTATTAGTTTTTGCGAGTGGTTATATAAATGGGATAATACTAGGCTACCTAATGGAAATTGGATTATCAAATTAGGACTTAAACCTTATACATCAGCAGAGGTGTTAGAAATATTTAAAAAGGAAAAAGGATTGTGAAAACACTTGAAAGATTAAAGTTTCGTAAAAAATACCGATTCTTCATTAGATTAAAAAATAAAATAATTTTCAACTATTTACTTTTAAAGGATAAGATATGAATACACATACATCGCATTTATATTATCAAGATAATAATCAGTTTGACAAAATAGCAATTGGATTAATATGGTTTAATGTTGAACAAACTTTTATAGAAATAAAAAAAGAAAAATTAAAAATTGTTAAAAAACTAAATCCTATTGGATACGAACTTTTAAAACATACTGCTTACAGCTTTAGAACAAGTTATTTAGAACAAGGAGCTACATACGAATTGATAGAAAGGGCTTCTAGATACAATAATAATATGTTTCAAATAACACCCCCTTCTTTTATTTCTTTAGGGTGTACAGAAGAAAATTTTAATAAATATTTCGATAAATATGTTTAACTAGAATATAATATATGAATACATACACCGTAAAAGATATAGCTGAGTACTGCAATATAGATAAAACAACTATAACACATAGAATGAAGGTATTAGGCATAATAAAAGAGAATAGGAAGAGTGGTAAGGTGCTTTACTTTGATGAAGAAGAATTTGAGAGTATTATAAACTTTAAGAAGAGTCATTATAAGAGGTTGTATTCATCACTTACATATTCAAAGAAGAAGATATACATTATAGAGTACTTCTTATCCAATAAAGATAATTCAAGCCCAGAGATTGCATCCTACTTCGATGTACCTGAGAGCTTTATAAATGCCACACTTACAGAATATTTAGAAAATAATTCAACAATCTTAGTTGGTAGTAAAATTAATTTAGTAGATTTGTAAAAAATAAAATATGGAATTACAACTTAAATCATACGGAAAAACAATAACCTTTAAAACTGAACACGATGATGTTTCTTTAGAGGAATACTTTGAGGCTTTTGAAGGGCTACTTGTTCAAGCTACATTTCATCAAAAAAGTATTAGAGAGTTTATTATAGAGTGGGGTAAAGAATTAGAGGATTTTAAAGATAAATAAGGTATGGAAATAAAATGTTATTGCGGTCATACAGATAGATGTGATTGCGAGCCTGAGATAGAGGTTATAAAGAGTCAAGAGCTTTTATTTAATGATTTAGGGAAGTACAATTATAGATTGGTTAGAGAAAGAGATAATATGATGTGTACATCTTTAGCTATTAAGTGGTTAGAATTTGATGAGAATGGAAGATATAAAGCAGACTTTCAATCAGCAGCTATAGGGAGAAGTTTAATTATGTCTCCGTTTAATATATATTTTACTTGGCAAACAACACCAGTAACAGAAATACTTGAAGAGAAAGATAATTATATTAGATTTTCAACAGAGAATAGTATTTACGAATTATTTAAAGAATAAGATATGAAATTAAAAGAAAAAATACATCAAAGAATTAAGTATCATACAGGATTGTATAAATCTAATTTAACTAAAGAAATTTCAGAAATAGCAGATGATTACGCTATTGAGTTTGCAGATTGGTTAACAGAAACAAGGCTTTATAATGAAGAAGTTTATAGTATGAATAATACAAAACAACTATTAGAAATATTCAAAAAAGAAAAAGGAATATGAAAATATGGCATATAAGTGATACTCATACGTATCATGATTTATTAGTAATACCAAGTGATATTGATATGATTATACATTCAGGTGATTGTAGTAATTCAAGAGACCCTTACAACAATGAACCAGAAGTTAGAGACTTCATTGATTGGTATAAAGAATTACCTATAAAATACAAGATTTATGTTGCAGGCAACCATTGCGTCTCAATTGAGAAAAAACTTGTAACTAAAAAAGACTTTGAAGATGCTGGCATTATTTACCTTGAAAATGAGTCTGTAACAATCGAAGGGATTAAGATATTTGGATCACCACACACACCTAACTTTGGTAATTGGGCTTTTATGAAGGAAAGAACAAAGCTTGATAGGTTTTGGAGATTAGCTATTGAAGAAGATGTTGATATTGTTATCACCCACGGTCCTCCAAGAGGTGTTTTAGACAAGTCTTACGATAGAAATCATAATATTGAATCTTGCGGAGATAAGTCTTTATTGAATAGGATATTAGAGGTGCAGCCTGCTTATTGTCTTTTTGGACATATACATAACTGCAAGGATATTATTAATGCTGGTGTGCAAAAGTTAAGTATTTGCGATACGTGGTTTAGTAATGGCTCGGTTGTAACAGATGGTAGGTTTGGTAAATTAAGTAGTAACGGAAATATAATAGAGATATAAAATGGAAAAACTTTATAGAAAAAAGAGTAATGGTAGATACCAAGAAGTTATTGGTTATACAGATACTTTATCAGATGGTATTTGGTTAGTTCAAACAAAACCATATAGTAGAAGTATGTCTTCATTAATATGGAAAGTAGGTGATTTAAAAAGAATTGCAGATATTACAACACACGCATCATTGCAATCATACGAAGATGATTTGACAAATTACTTAATGAAAATTACAGACAGTAGCTCAGAAGAATATAAAAGCGCTGTAGAACAAATAGGTAGTGGTTGGATAAAAGGACCCATAGGATATAGTAATATATCAGCTAGAGATTTATGTATATTATTTTTAAGACAAATAGCTATTAACATAGAAAATGAAGATAAAAGTAGAATTTGAAATAGAAGTTGAAGGTGGGTTTTGGTTTGATCCAGATTGCCCAGGAGAAACCGAGTGGTTTATGAATATGCTGAATGATAAGGAAAATACGTTTGCAATACTTCATAGTAATGAAATTGGAGATAGTTTAGGTCAGTCAAATAATTTTAAATACGAAATAATAAAATGAGAAAGTTTAAATTAGCAAAGAGCTATCCAGGTTCTCCTAAAGTTGGAATTGTAGTGGAAGAAAGTGATTCTGTAAGTGCATATGTATTTGAAGATGTAGAAAATTCAATATTTTTTAAGACACCAAAGCGATATATTGAAGACAACCCTGAATATTGGGAAGAAGTTATCGAAAATAAGTTTATGGTATCTACAAGAAATTCAGCTTTTCTAAATGCATATAACGTAGCAAAAGTAAAATCTAATTACAAATGCAATGAATATGAGGTATTGTTCAATTCAAGAGAAGATGCTAAAGAATTTATACTTTATAATAAACCTTGCTTGAGTTATGGAGATTTAATGTGGAACTTTGTAGAGGACACAAAAAAGAATAGACTTAATGTAAACATAGATGAATTACTTGAATTAATAAAGACAAAGTAAATATGACAGTAGAAGAAAAACTTAATAAATACAACGAAGAGGCTATAGATAGCCTATTTGAACCTCAAGCAAAAACAGAAAAATTTGAAGGATTTATAAGTATATTTGAAAACAAAAAAGATAACATTATGAATAAAGAAAGACAATACCTTGAGTTAATAAAGGCTCAGGAACAAATAATAAAAGAGTTGAAAGAGACTAATTGGATGTACTTCTTAGGGGGTTTTACTGTTGGTATTCTTGTTGCGTATTTAATTATTGTTTTAACAACTATAATAACAAAGTAAAGTATGAGTAATTGTGCATCACACCAAATAGAACTAGAGAGGCTTCACAAAGAGCTAGAGGAGGTAAAGAAAGAAGTAGAGTTTTATTATCTACAAGGGTATAATGACGAGAAGGTTAATAGAAGGTATCACAAACTACTTTCAGAAATAAATGGAACTAAATTAAGTAAATTTTAAGAGATATGAAGGAAGCAATAAACTTTTTAAAGGATAATAAAGGGAAGTACCTTAATTTTAAAGACATAAATAAGACGTACTACACTGATTCATTTGTAAATGCAACACCAATACCAAACATTAAGGATGCAATTAAATTAGCTGAACACTTTAAGTTAGATGTTAAGAGTGTCGATGTTGAAGTATTTAAGACAGAATACTCTAAGATAGTATCAAAGATATTAGTTGTTGGAGAGTTATTGTATAGAGAATTAAATAGATACAATGATGACATACCAGTTATTCCAGGATTAAATAAGCACGTTAGGAATGCTGTTCGCAATGCTTCAGATAAGTTAAAGGCTTTCCATAAACTATCTGATTCTATTGTTGCAACTGGTAAAGATGAGTTGTTCTTTGAGGCTTCAGGAGACTTTGAGGAGCTGATGAATTGCATTGTTGATGGTCTTGAGAAAGATACTATGAAAGATTTAGTGAAAAAACTTAAGAAGAATACTAAATAATCAAATTTTTTTATATAACTTTGACATCAAATAAGAAATTATTATGGCGAAGTATGATAGAAGATTAATTAAATCGAAGAAGATTACCATTGATGGTATCAACTTCTCGTCTCGTTTAGAAGGTACAATGTACAAACTTCTTAAGGAAAACAATATAAACTTTAAATACGAGTCAGAGAGCTATACACTTTCTGACTCTTTCATTTTCAATAATAACTACCACGCAAGGTTATCATCTGGTAAAGGTGATTATATTAATCGTGGTTTTAAGAAGGTAAATGATATGTCTTATAAACCTGACTTTGTAATTAGACATAATGACTATTATGCAATCATAGAGACTAAAGGTTTACCAACAGAACCTTATAATATGCGAATGAAGCTATTTAAAGCGATGTTAAATCGACAGAATATTAAATGTGACATATATGTTCCACAAACAAATTTAGAGTGTGTAGAAACGATTAAATTAATCCTTGAAAGAATATAAAGAAATGGAAATTAAACACCCAAGACACCAAGTTAATAAGGCACTCCTTGAAAGCGAGAGAATTGTCTTAATCAATCGAATGATGAAAAAAATTAATCAAGCAACTGATTTCTTGTACGAGAGTATGGTAGACCACGAAAGAGCCTACACATTTTCTGCAATAGATAAAATACAATCTTACTGCGAGGAAATCAAGAATGACTTTGATAAATACCTGAAAAAAGATGGACAATAATCTTAAAGAAAAATTATTAAATAGAGTTAGTGAACTTTATTTAGAGAGTCAGAATATAACTCAGTCTTGCATTACTGCTTGTCGTGAGAGTGAGGTTGAGTATAACGATAGTCTACGGAGGTCGTTCTCAAAGAAGCTAAAAGACTTAGGTCTTACAAATGACTCTGAATCAGATAGTAATAATTACTCAAACGATAAAGAAAAGAAACCTAAAGGATTTACAGCAATAGGTCCTGATGGTCAGTTAATGTCTATTGAGAAGTATTGCGAGTTTTATGGTTTAGATTGTAGTAAGATTAGGAGTTATAAATTAATATCTCACTCAGGAATACCATTTTACAATGTTGTATTTTATTCTTCGGAAGATGAGGTTATGTTTAACCTTGAAGATAGCTTTGAAGAAATAGTAAAGAAACATATAAAACCAGTTGTCTTTGAAGATCTAAAGACGTTAGATAATAATGATTGGTTTGATAGACTTGTTTATACTGATACCCATATAGCTATGAATGTAAATGGTAAGGATGGTGATTCTTTATATGAAGGCAAGTGGGATAAAGAAGAGGTATTAAATAGGTTACATAAGATGATTAGTCACGTTAAGAAATTCTCTACTTGTAATACATTGATTATAGATGACTTAGGAGATTTTATGGATGGTCTTGGAGGTAACACAACAAGAAAAGGTCACGAACTTCCTCAGAATATGAATGACAAAGAGGCTTTTGATTTAGCCTTAGAGTTTAAGATTTACTTAGTAGATTCATTGATTCATAGTTATGATACAATAGTTTGTAATAATATAACTAATGACAACCACTCAGGGGTATTCTCTTACTTTGTTTCTCAAGCTGTAAAGAATATTTTAGAAGCTAAATACCCTAATAAAGTTTATGTAAACTCTATAAAGAGATTTATACACCATTACTCTGTTGGTAATCATACATTTGTAATATCTCACGGAAAAGATATTGGGGAGCAGAAGTTTGGATTTAAACCAAAGTTAGATGCTATTCAAGCTGAAAAAATAGACCAATATTGTAAGGAACATAGATTGTATAATGGTAATCATATAGAATTTAGTAAAGGAGATTCTCATCAAGCTATATATGACGACACTACAAGTAACGATTTTAGTTATTACAATTATCCAGCATTCTCTCCTCCAAGCAATTGGGTCAAGACAAATTTTAAGAATAGTAAGTCTGGATTTAATTTTTTTAATATAAGTAAAGAAAATAATACAAAAATATCAATACCTTACTGGTTTTAAATATAATGATATGGGATTAAATAGAAAAACAATCAAACTTCTCCATAAAGAAATAGAAGCTCTTAATGAGGTTTTAGAAGGGGATAAAGTTTTGTACAGTTCAAACTATTGGACAGGAGGTACTTATAAGGCTATAAGTTACGATGAGGCTTTAGAAAAAATAATGAAAGAACTCTCTGAAAGTGCAGAAATAATTAGAGACCTTCAAAGTAAAATGGAGTGGCTTGAAATGCAAAATAAACATTTAGAATATAAATTAGAAAACGAAAAACAAAATAAATGGTTCGACACGATATGGAAATAAATAGAGCAATAGAAATGGTATCACAATTTATGATAGCTTGTGACCAAGAAGTAAAAGGAAGACCATCTAATGTAGAAGATAAAGTAGCCTCACTTAGATACAACCTTATGTCTGAAGAAAATAGAGAGTATTTTGTGGCTTGCTTACAGAATAATAAAGTAGAAATACTTGATGCCTTAATTGATATGGCGTATGTATTATTTGGTACGGTTGCTGCACACGGAATGACTGAAGAGTTTATCAAGGGATTTACTTTGGTCCACGAAAATAATATGACTAAGGTTCAAGATGATGGAAAGGTATTGAAGAATCCTGATGGTAAGATTTTAAAGCCTATGGGATATACATCTGTTAATCTAAGTGCATTACTATAAAATGAAAAAGGAGGGGAATTTAACCCCTCCAATTTTTTTACTTATTATTTTGTTTCTTTCTTATTATTTCAAAGTACTCATCGCTGGTATCTTCATCGAAATCATCTCCCATCATTTCAATATATTTAATGTTGTCTCCTTCCATTAAATCACCTACGTTATCGTAAATATACTTAGCTCTATCTCTACCTTTACTTACCTTATCTAATTTCTTTATAGCTGGAAGAATAAACTTTTCATCTATTTTATTGTTAGCTTTCTTTATAGCTTCCTTTAATATGCTTAAAGATGTTTCTTCTGAGATACCTTCTTCTTTAGTAAATTCATCTAACTTGTCAGTTAACTCTTCTACTGTCATTAAATTCTCTCCGCTATAATACTTATTCTCAAGTAACTTAAATGCGTCTTCAGATAGCTCTTCTTTTATCTTAGACTCCCTTACTTTATAGTATCCTTTAGTCTTATCCATACCACCTAACTTCTTAAGGAATTCAACTTGCTCTACAATACTCTTACGCATTAAATTAAGTCTTATATCTTCAATGTATTCTGCTTTGTGTTCAAAGCTCATCTTAGACAACTCATTCATTTGCTTCTCATTTAAAAATGATGTATTTAAAGTCTTATCAGGTGTTAATCTAGGATAAACAGCCTTATCTAAGGTTTCTCTAAATGTATTCAATTCTTTTTCGTACTGCTTAAATTCATCTTGAGTTACTTTACCTGTTACTAAAGACCAATAATCTTTGTAATCATAACTTTCACTTCCAGCAGCTACAACATAGTCTATATTCTTTTTAAGTTTAGCTCCAGCAAATCCAGTTCCAGTCTCTAAAGCAAATAAGAATTGGTCTGTATTTGTGTATATCTCTTTCTTATCAATTACATTATCAATACCTCTCATTGTTATAGATATGTTTGGTGAAGCTCCTTTTAGTGCTTGCATAACTATATCTTGAGATTTAAGGTCTGAAGGATTTACATCCATCTCCATAACGTCAGGACTATATTTAATTAGAGCAGCATTCTTAATTGAAGATGTTAATGTTCCAGCAAACCCCATACTCTCAAGTATAGAATCTATGATTTTATTACCAAATTGCAATATAGATGTCTTCTTATCCGCCTTACTTTCCTCTTCTTCATCATCACTACCTCTAAGAGCCTCTTTTATCATTACAGGCAGTATTAGTCCAAAAGACGACATAGCTATAATTCTCTTCGTCTTAGAAGCATAATCTCCATCTTTTCTTAACATTGAATTTATATCAGAACTCATCATCTCCATAATTTGTCTTGGAGATTGCAAATATCCACCCAACCCTAAAGCTAAAGCCCACTTTTGATAAAATGCAGTACCAGTGTAAAATGGAGCGTTTGATTGTAATGTCTTATTAACTTCCTCTGCAAAGAATTCATCTATATTTTCAGTAGTCGTAGTTTGCGTATCTACTTGGTATTTACCTTTATATAGTGGGGTTAAGGCTATAACTGATATTTGGTCGAATACTGTTGTAAATATAAGTAAGTCAGATATTAATGCTCCAGAAACCCTATAACCTAAATTATCATTTATACTTTGAATAGCAGCAACCTCAGCATTATCTTTCCTCTTATTTGTTCTCTCAATGTAGTTCTTCGAATTAACTATTGCATTATAAGCCTCTTTTAGTTCATTAAATTCTTTATTTCTAGTTTCTTTTTTAGCTAAATTCTTTAATGTATCTTTTAAGTATTTAAGGTTTCCTTCCTTAGCATAAGCAATTGGAATACCAGTTAACTGAGATATAGCTGAAAATGCATTTAAAGCTAACTGAGCCGCTCTAAGTGTTGATCTACTTGCTACCCAAAATCTTGATGCAGACCCTACTAAATCTTTAGAACCCATAGATGTATCGTAAGCGTCATCTCTAACTATATTTAATATCTTTGTCTTAAACTTATCATTCCAAGCCTTTCCAAAAGCACTAATCATAGCCACATTGTTTCCTTCGTTAGCGTATAAATTCCTAACATCAGATACAATATCAGACCCTTGAACTAATGTAATAGCTTCTTTTGCTATATTATCAAACGAACGTGTTACAGACAAATCATTAAGGTTTAAGTTACCTCCAGATGTTCTAGTGAATAATGAAGGGAATAATAAACTATAATCAGCATTAGGATTCTCAGAATCTTCAAAGAATTCTAATACATTTCCTTCGTTTGTTCCAGATAATGATTCTGCTGACAATGGGTAGTATGGTATTTTTTCAGGAAGACCATTAGGGTAAACCATATCTAAAATCTCGTATAAATCTCTAGTGGATTTATCATCTTTAATTTTTAATGCATCCTCTTTACTAACATACTTTGCCTCACCTAAAGTATCATATCCTAATTTGTCTAATGTAGGATTAACATAATCTCTTATGTTTTCAAATAACTTAGTAGACTTATCAGCAACATCCCTAATTCCAGGATTCTCATTTACATAAGATATAATAGACTTAGCATCCTCAATTGAATATGAATTTAAGAATTTATTCAATCCTTCAGGTTGTCTAAGCATATTAAATAATGCGGCAACACCTTCATTCTTCATTTTATCGAAAGGAATATATCTACTTACAAATTGGTCTTTAAATTTCTTTATAGAAGGGTCTTTCTTAATCATTAAATCTAATTCGTCAATAATACCAAGATAGTCTCCTTCAACTTTCTTTCCATTAATATCTATGCTAAATTGAATTTCATTTCTACCAACAAAAGACCAAAGAGGACTACTCTTATCACCGCCCTTAAATATAGCAACAGCGGTCTTAATTACATCGTATGTATTAGACTTTAAGATTCTATTATTGTTTAAGAAATTCTCTTTACCAATAACATCCTTAATAAAGTTATCACGAACATCTCTAAATTCACTTACTTTTCTACCAAGCTTTTCAGAGTAAACCTTTAATCTATTTATCCAATTTTTGTCAAGGAATTCTTTAGCGCCTTCAACCGAAAATAAAGGCTCAAAGAATTTATTAGCACTAAATGTTGCGGTGCTATATCTTCTTCTAATATCATTAAAAGCTGTTTTAATACCTTTTCTATTAGCTTCTGCACTACTAGCTACATTTGATGTAGATATTGGATTAAAAGACACGCTACTTAATCCTTTTGTATCTGCAATAAAGTTAGATTTACCTGATTTGGTATTCAAGTATATCTTACCATTAAAGATAATACCACCTGAAAATTTATCAAATATCTTATCAATCATACCGTCAGACATTGATACTGTTCTCTTAGGCTCAATACTCTTATTCTTATTTAAAGAAATTATAGCTAATCTATTTGCATTCTCTCTTGATTTAGAATCTCTTGCTTTATTTATAGCTTTTCTTGCCTTAATACCATCTTTTAATAGTTTATTTACCTCTAAGTAAAATACAGTCTTATCAGCTATTGTGGGATTAGTTATTTTGGCAAAATTCTTCTTAGCCTCTTCAATCTTCTTCTTAAATTCGTCAGTTACTTTAGTCTTAGTTACTTTTCCAGAAGTTTTATCCTTATAAAAAGTATCTTTAGATGCTTCCTTGATTTTCTTGTCAAGTATAGCCTCATCTTTTAACTCTCTTCTAAGATATAAGTCATCTATAATATCATTAATCTTTTCTGCTTGCCCCTCAAAGTTCATATCAGTTGTATTTTGAACTATTGACGTTATTTTTTGATAAGCAGACTTAATAATATCAGAGGCATCAAGACCAACTAAATTAGACTTTACAAATTGATTTAAGTCTTTCTTTAACTTATAAATTTCTTTAGCTCTATTTTTCGTTATAGATATAGCTTCTTTTGCTACATTAAATAACTCTTGTAGTTGACTCTTAACTTCTTTTAGTGGTTTTACTTTTTCTTCACCTTGCTCGGTAGGCTCTTCAGGTTTTGCTTCGGGTTCTCCTTGCTCCACTTCTTCGCTAACTGCGGTTTCTGGCTGTACAGGAATTTCACTTGTTGTTTGCTCTTGAATGGCATCTTTGTCTTCTTTTTTAGTTGATAATTGTTTTAACGCATATTCTTTTAAATCAAAATCAGAAACAGATATATAACCCATATCTCTAACGAGCTTTATACCATCATTTATAGCTTCCGCAAGAGTTTTACCTGCTTTATAAGAAACTTTGATTCCTTGTAAGAATTTTTTAGCAGCATAAGCTGGTAGAGCTATTGAAGCATCAAAAGCACCTTTACCTTTTAAATCTAAAGCACTTATAGCTTTATCTAATAGTTTCTCAATTCTATCTCTTTCATCTTTCTTAAAGCTTTCTATTAAGTTTTGAGCCTCTTGTAAATCTTTCTTATCTGCCTTTGTTTTTTTAGCTTTAAATACACCAATAGCTTTATTTCTTGTAGCCTCATCTCTAATACCAACAAGTTTGCCTTCAGGATTTACTTGTGATACAGCGAATGTTCCATCTTGTTTTTTGGTTACTTGAAATACTCTTTGACCCACCTTAACTAAGTCTTTATTCTTAGATTTCTTAACTAATTCATCTAATATTTCTTCTTCTATTTTAGCTAATAATTCTTCTGACTTCTTTTCTTCTTCTTTAAGTTCGTTAAGTGTTTTGGATTGAAACTCTTCTCTTCTCTTTCTTCTTTCTTCAGAATTTCTTTTCTTTTCTTCTGCTTTTATTTCTTTATCTGTTTTTCCAGCAACTTCTTTACCAGCAACTTGTAAATTAAGTTTTGTCTCTTTTTTATCAGATTGCAATGAAACATCTTTTAAAATTCTTTCTGCTTTTTCTCCAGACAATCTTCTTACAAGACCAGTTTCTTTTTCTTTTAACTTAACAACAGCTTTTCCTTTTTTATCTCTCGCTCTACTTACAAACTCATATTCTTTACCATCTACTTTTACTACTGGTATTGATTTGCCTTGCTTAGCTTCCGTTCTTACTCCTTCTTGAGGGAATTTAGAAATACCAAAAGATGCTATAGGTCTGTTAGAATCTTCGTTAACCTTTCCTAGCTCTATTATTTCATTATTTGTTTCAAATACAATAGTGTTTTGATTGGTATCGTCTATCTTAATCATACCTTCTTTTGATCCGATATATCCTTTTTGACCGATATTATCAGATAAATTTCCCTCTATTCTTTGTTCAGTAACTTCTTGTCTTAAAGCCTCTATCTCGTCTTCTGGAATAGTTACTACCTCATCTTCTTGTATTTCTAAATCTTCATCTTTAGTTGTTATTACTTCTTCTTGTGTTTGCACCCCTGCATCGACTTGCTGTGTTGTGCTAACGGCTTGTTCTTCGGTTGTGGTTGTAGGCTTTTCTTCATTGGTGATTTGCCCATCAGTTTGCTTTCTTTTTGCATCTTCTTCTATTTTTTGGTTATATAATTCTTTTGCTTTCTTGTCTATTAATTCTGCATTTATATTTATTGAAGCTTCTTCTTCTCCTTTATCAATCAATGCTTGTTTTAATATATTTTTTGCTTCATCTTTTAATTTAGTCTGAACTTCTTCAGGTAATAAATCAAATGATGTTTTACTTCCATCTATTAACGCATCTCTGTTAGAAATCAACGAAGTGTATAATTCTTTTTGAGCATCTAATAATACCTTCTTTTCTTCTTTAGACAATTCTTTGTTCTCATTTATCTTATTAGCCTCTTGAAGTGTATTATCTATTTCTGTATTTAAAGATTCAATAGCGCTTACTCCTCCAGCATCTTTCTTGACCTTATCTATTATAGATAAATTGGTCTTATCTATATTTGATTGTATCTTGGAAATTCTATCAAAATATATAGCTTTAGTTTCCTCACTAACATTTTCACCAAGTTTTCCTTTCCAATAATATAACTCTTTTTCAAGTTCAGAAATCTTATTCTTGTCAGAAGTAGATGCAATTCTATTTATAACACCCCTCCCCATAAGTGGGAATATTTTAGATATTAATGTAAATGTTGTAGTATCTTTTATTACATCATCAATAGATTGACCTATATTCACGCCATCTTCATTAAGTACAAATACTCTTGATAAGTCTTGGAATATTTCAGCTAAAGACTCTTCTGTGTTCTCTTTTAATAAATCAGTACCAAGTTCTTTTGCCTCATCTAATCCTTTTTTGGTCCAGCTTTTCCAAAATATATTAGCAGTCTCTGGTTTTGAAAGTAGCGAGTTAAATGATTTTGATAATCTTAAAGCTGTTGGTAAATTACCTAATATATCAGCTCCTCCAGTGATACCACCGTGAATTAACTTTTCGGCAAACGTGTGTACTTTACCTATCTCTCCAGGCTCAACTAAACCTCTTTTAAATCTCTCTTCAAATTCTTCAGATTCTCCAACACCTCTACCGAAACCTGATGCAAAATAAACAGCAGATTGTCTTAATAAAGGCATAGCTACTTTTCCATATCCTGCAAGCATAGGTAAAGCCATTTGACCTGTTTGAGTAGCTGTTACATCTGATACATAGTTTAGTAAACTACTTGCGTTAGTCACTTCCTTTACATCTTCTCTTACAAGTTCTTTTTGTTTGCCTAACTCTTTAGAAAAGTCGTAGTAATTATAATCTTTAAATACTTTATTGAATAGGTATGAGTCAGCTCCTTGTAAAGGAAGACCTATTTTACCTTTAAGTTTGTCTGATAATTCAGCTAATGTTTGAATTGTCTTAATAGTTCCATTAACTGTTTCTGCTGCCGATAAATAAACCTTATCTCCAAAAACACCGTCATAACTTCTTCTTGAGTTATCGAAGTCGTCATAAGCATCTTCTTTTCCAGTGAATGATTTATCAAATTTCTCTATGTAGTTAAGTTGAGTATCTAATACAGAATTAAAGTCATCTGCCTTATATTTAATTTCTTCCTCTAACTTACTAACTATTTGCTTTAAATTAGGATTTATAGGGCTAGATGCAGCTTTATCTTTATTAGTTTCATAGTAAGATATAAAATCTAAATCATCTTGATTCTTATCTTCTTTATTTAAAAGACCATTGTATATATCTGTAGCGTAATCAAAGTTACCAAATATTATCTGGTGGTTTAATACATTCTTAGTTTGCTTTAAGTCGTTATAAAAACCATCTACCTTCTCTTTGTTTAGCTTTAATAGGTTTGAGTATTTTACAGACTCTTTATTTAGTGTATTGTATCTTTCAAAATCATTTATTCTTAATGCATCTTGAATTTTAATAACTTTACCAGATTTAGGATCTACATATTCCTCATTTTTTATTTCGTTTAAGAATTCAGCGTCTTGATTCTCAATATAATTATCCTTAGCTTCCTTTAATTTTATCTCTTTTGCTTTTTCTTTTAACTGTTCAGGAGTTACGCTTTTACCTTCTTTTTCAAACTCTTGCTTTGCTTTATTAAAGTATTTATCTATAGATGTTTTATAAGCTACAACTCCAGTACTTCCTATTACTTCACTTGCTTTTTCTCCAATACCAAATGGTAGATTAGAAGCTAAAGCTAAGGCTGTATTCCAAGAGCCTCTTGCAAAATTTTCTACATTATTAATAAATCCTTTACCAGCTAAAGCATCTTCGAAATCTATACTTTCTTTTGTTAAGTAATTATCAAGACCTTCTTGTTGAGCCGCTTTTCTTTGCTTTTGTTTTTCAGACACCACTACGCTTAATGGAGATACTGGAGCGACTTTAAAATCATTATCAACTTGAGCAGATACAGCTTCCGTAAATGTCTTTGGTTTTACATTGAACTGAGAAGTTATATCTACTACAGGTTTGTTATCAATTACAGCAATTTCTTTTTTCTTTGCTTCTTTAAATTCTTTTGACTTTTGCTCTGTAAAAGACTGAATAGGTGCGCCAAATAAGGCTTTATTTTTCCCAACAGAAGATGCCGAAGCCCCAGTTTGAAGAGGTTTTCCTCCAACCGAAAAAGACTTTGCTTTCGTTTGTTGTACAGGAGATACCGAAGGAGCTTCTTCTGAAGTACCAGTCGAAACTGAATTTTTTTTTTGAGAAGAATTTACGCCAACTAATACCTTGAATTCGGTTATATCTTTTTTATACCCATTATCTCTGAATAATGAATATGAATCTTCTAAAGCTTTAGGGTTTGTGTTTAATAAAACCTTAAAATCTTCTATTGATTTTTTATATCCATTTTGCTGAAATAGAGCAAAAGCGTCTTGTATTGCTTGTTCGTTCATTTATTGTTTTTTTTGAATATATTATAGTAAACTAATAATTTGTAATTCTTGATTTTATTTCAGGTTTCTTCTTATTAAACCCAGCTAACTCTCTGTATTTATCAAACAACTCATCAGTAGAACTTAATCCCAATGCATTTGCTACATTACCAGCTTGGTCATCTGCTTCTCTAGGTATAACTAATTCGTTTCTGTTAGTGGTCTTTATTCCAGACAAACTTCTTTTAGCTAATTCAAGTTCATTCTTCTTTTCGTTATAAGCGTCTGTATTACTTCTTAATGAAGCAAGTTGTTTTTCTATGTCACTAACGTCTTCTTTTGTATATGTTTGACTTTCTGTACCAGTAGGCTCTGAATACTTAACTTTTATGAATTCCTTACCTTGTGCATTCTTAACCATATATACGTTAAGTAATACAAGATTATCTACTACCTTAGTACCAACAGGTTTTCCTTTTTCATTATAAACATTCACCTTCAAAGAAGATACTCTAGGGTTTTTAGCCCCAGAGGCATCCCAAGCGTGTCCTTTACCTCCTCCAGGTAATCTAAAGTCAGTAGGTTTAATTATTTCCTTCTCGTCACCTTTACCTCCTCCATTATTACTAGGTGGCGCTCCATAACCTCTCTCAACTTCTTTACCGTATGATTTAGCCATATTATCATAAAAGTACTTAGATGCCGCTTTCTTTTCGTCATCAGTCCAATTACTTGTCTTTCTCACTTTAGTTGTAGGCTTCATTTCAGATTGATACCATTTAGTCATTGCTGCGTTATCTCCAGCTAATGCGTCTGCTGCTAATTGTATAGCTTCTCTTTGAGGTTGAGCCTCTGGAGAATTTATATCTCTAACCTTAACATTGCTATAATAACTACCACTTTCTTTTAATGGAGCTGTAACTCTATCTACAACTTTTTTATATTCATCATTTAATTCAATATCCCCTACAAGATTTAGATTGTCTTTTACAAACCCACCTATATATTGAGGCTCTCTCTCTGTACCATCTTGGTCATACAATTGAACAAATCCTCTACCATCTTTAAATATGTACTTAGCCTTACCATCTCTAAGTTGTTGTAAATCAGACATTACTTCATCGTAATTATCTTTATTCAACTTACCAGATTTAGCTAAGTCTTCAGCTGTCTTAAAGTAATCTGCCAAACCTTTGGCTTCATTTGTTATGGTATTCATTTCGTTTACAGTCTTATCGTATTCGTATAGATACCTAGAATCACCAGTTTGTTCGTATAGTTTTTTATTCTCTATTGCACTATTATAAAAATCCTTATACAACTTAGACATAGATTCATCATAGCCAGTTAGACCAGAAGCTGAATAAGCATCAGGGTCTTTTCTATCTTTTAATTCATCTGCCTTTGCTTTTGCTACAGCCGCAGCCTTAGCCTTCTTTTCTGCATCAAGTTTATCAAATTCAGCCTTAACCATTCCTCCAAAGTCAGGACCTTGAATCGGTTGTACTTGAGCGTATGTTCCTACATTACCTACTACTGCCATAATTATCTTTGAAATAAATTATTTTGAGGACTAACAAATTGACTTTGAACAAATCCTCCTAAATTACTTGGTACTTGTCCAAATTGATTAGATGTTGGAGATCCAAAACCTTTAGCTATATCCCCCATATTTTTGTAAAAATCAAAACTAGATTTATTTTCTGTAGTTGAAGTATTAGAGCTTTCAGAAGGCGGTGTCGGTGGTTTTTTCTTGTCCTTAATAGATTTATCCCAAGCACCAAGACCAGAAATAGTACTTTGAGCCATCCCTCCAATACCTTGCATCATCTGTTGATTGCCAGCATTGTATTGTGAAGACAACCCTGATATATCTTGCATCTCTCTTTGCTCTTGCATATTTCTAATGTTAGCCTCGTCTTGAGCGTACATTTGGTCTATCTGTTTTTGTTGCGCATCTAATTCAGCACCAATTTGTCTATTAAGCATTTGATTACCTGCTTCAACTCTTCCAAGACCTCCAAGTACACCTCTAACACCAGCACCTTGTAAAGCACCAACTTGTGTAGCAGCTAATCTTGCTTGCTCCTCTCTTTGTAGGTCTGCACCTAAAGTGGAAACTTGCATTCCTTCTGCAATATTATTAAACTCTTGTCTTTGATAATTATCTAGGGCATTTTTTGCGTCTCTCGCATCCTTTGCCCCTTTTATAGCTTGGTATCCAGAACCTAATAGTCCTACACCTGCCATTGCAATCGAAGTTGCTGCTGCCATCTTATATATTTTTATAGTATTTTTATTAATTCAGTTGTTCCTCTTGTTCCTATAGAGAATCCGTTCCCTATATATTTGTTAATTAAATTTTCATTCTTAATAGACGAAAACGCAATTGAATAACCTAACTCTTTAGCCGAGAAAGATAGTTCATTTAACACGCTTAAAATAGCCTCATTTCTTTCTTCTGATGTGGTCTTAGGGTTTGTAACCATAAACTCTATCCACACCATATTGGAATTAGTGGTATACATAAAACCACAAGCTAAATCTTTACCTCCTTCTGAGGCTATAACCCCATTGAATTTACCTAAGTCATATTGCGGTAATGCCTTGATTGATGGGGCTGGAAATCTCCAAAAACCCCACCATTCTGTTAGCATTTTATAATCAGTATGTTCAGCAATTCTTATATCCATATTGCAAAGATAAAGTATTTATTCAAAAGATTTTGCGACTTCTGAATTTATAGCGTACACCTCAGCGTAACCTGTAGTTTGTAAATTAAACCTTGTATTCATATAATACCCTCTAATGCCAGATGTCTCAATTGAGCTTGACTTAGCTGATAATATAAAGTCTCCTACACTAACTGTAAATGAAAGCATAGGTTCAGGACTTATAGTTATATAATCAGGTCCTATTGCTGATACAGTTCCAAATAAACTGCCGTTTGTAATGTAAATCTTATCACCCACACTAACCAAACTTGGAACTTCGCTTAAGAAGTAATTACCACCAGTTATACTTTGCACAACACCTAAACCTGTTACGGATATAGTACTTAAATCTAAAAAATCATTCCCTCTGATGTAAGAGTAGTAAACACCCTCTTTATTTAGGAAGTCAGAGGAAGATATATATCCGTTCTGCATATCTGTATTCATAGCCACATTCCAAGCTGAATTACCCTCTATAGATATATTCTTAAATATCTTTCTTGTTGAAGGCTCTTCGTTAAAGTTGAATGCAAATGTAGATTGACCTAATGTTCCATAAAAGTTATTATAAGACCCTACATTGTGCTTGTAAACATCTGCTCCTTTGAATGATAAGAATTCATTGTTTACTCTCAACATACTATCAGGGTCGAATGATTGTCTACCTAAAAATCCATTTACCTCTGGAGAGTAAGACCAAGTAACATAATCATACTTAACTGGTAAAGAAGTATAATCTTTCCCCTTAATCTTGTACTTGATATTCATAATGTATATATCAAAGAATGCATCATACTGACCAATTACATTTACAATTTCATTGTCTCTAAATAGGGTCTTAAAATAATCCCTCATTCCTGAATTACTTATCTCACTAAGACCATTAGAGTTATTCATTCCTAATACCACACCTCTCTTGTCATCAGTACAGAAAGCATTTGTTCCGTAGTCATCATAAGACTCAGGGTGTGATGATATTCCATACTCTCCAGCATATAATACTTGTTGACCTAATACATCTTCAATTCTTGATAGGTTAGTTGTCGCATCTGTGTTGTATAATAAATCCTTACCATACAATACCTTACTCCATTTATCCTCTTGAATTACAAGTAAATCAGTTTGGTCTGAATCAAGTCTTATAATACTTCCGTATCTCTTCTCTAAATCATCTTTGTAATTAGCTAAATATAAGTTAAACTCATTAAGTCTATTTACATTTGTGCTTTCCTGATATATACCAGAGTATGTTAAGTCTGCGTATCTATTTACTTGTCTATATATATCTTCACTAACTGCATTTACAGCGTAATCTAAATTTAAGAAGTTTGTAGTCATCTCATCTCTAACAGATATACTTTCAACACCATTACCAAAACAATAGCAATTAAACACATCACTTAACGTGTGAGTTGTGAATTGATACTGACCATTATTTATTACATAAGTTCTAGGAGTTTCCACATATACGTTATTATCGCTATCTAATGGTATTGTTTCAAATACAGGTATACTAGATCGAGTAACATATATATCTGTTTTTGTTCTTATATATCTTTTCTTATATCTACTTGTTCTAGGTTTAAATGATATTTGAGTTCTACCAGCTGGATCTGGAATCCATTTGTAATCCATCTTGACATCTCCTTCAACTGCAAATTTCTGATAAGCATTTGATGGTTCAATTATATCTTCAAACACAGCTCTAAAGTCAGCATAATCTCTTGTAAGTAAATACTCTTGGTCTATTTTATTTTCAAATGAACCACCACCTCCTCTATTGCAATAAGATACGAATCTAAGTACATTTCCACTTGTAAATCCTAATGGTGTTCCAACTGGAAGCTCTATTTTAGCAGACGCTATATAATAATCATTTAGATACTTACCGTACGTTCCTTGGAACTCTAAAAAATCATCCTCTGAAACTCTTAAATCAAAATTACCAGCCTTTACCTTAAAGAAAAAACCACTATCTGTATCTGTATCTATTTCGTCTTTATCGTAAAACTTAGCTTCTAATACCTTTACTTTTACATAACTATTTAAAGGTCCGTTTAAATCGCTCTTAACAACAAGGTAATCACCATCTTTTACTTTATTCTTATTATCCCCAACAAGTTCTAAGTAAGAAAATAAATCTACATTGTAAACTTTCTTTGTAAATATAGTATCGTATTTTCCTCTATTATACTTTACAGCAAATTTATAATACTTAGCCCAACTAGGAGGTGTTCCAGTAGTCGTTACTTTTAATACATTTTGAGTTACAGAATCGTCAGACTCTACATATACGCTGTTGTTCTTTGAGTCTATTACAGTTGTCTTTCTTCCTTTATTATCCAAGAATACCATACCCACTTCGTAATCTCTTGAAGAGTGCATACTTGTAAATAACGTTCCTAATGAATATGATATTAATACACCTTCGCAAAAAACATAATCTATCTTCTCTTCTAAATCACCACTTCCAGTTTCTTCTACATCTAATGTTCTATTTGGTATTATTAAGTTTAATACGTTTGTAATAGTGTTGAAACTCGTTAATAACGGATCTACCACAACATTGATAGCTCCAGGTATATTTGAATCAGGATCTGCTAATTGTGCTGAAAAGAACGTTTCAAGTTGAGATATAAAGTTAGAGTTTGTTATAAAATCCTCTTTAGTTAAGTAAGTTCCATTAACTGTATATGGAAACGTATATAAATTAAGATTGTCTATAGGTGGCAACAAATCATTTGGAGAGAAATAACTTCTTATATCAAACTCAAATAATATTTGTGTACCATCTGTAACTGGTATATTTGTAAAATCAATATCTAAAGATTTCTTATTTATAACATTGTCGTTATTAGAAAATAATTGATAATAATCATCTGAATCAAATCCCTTTTGAGATGTTGTAATACCAAATAAAAGAGAATTCACTAATCTAAACGTAATCTTTGGTTTTACAAGTAATGGTAACGTACTTTCTATTTCGAAATAAACCTCTACGCTTTCACCTGGAGCTAATTCGTATCCAGGAGTACTCATTCCCCAAGATTCAGTTGAGTTGACTTGATTAGTTCCAATAGAAAAAGATGTAGGAATTCCATCAAAGTACATTTTTAATGTAAATGGTACAGAAGAATAAGTAGCTTCTTTTTCTGTTTCAACAATAACCCTAACCCACCTATTATCTGTGACTTCTGTGTTTGTAATTGTAGCTATATTGGTAGTGTAGTCCATAGCTATTCCAATACCTGCGTTTATTTCTGTTACACTATCTGAAACACCCCATATATCTAAAAGAGCTGGTAATACGTCAGGAGCTTCGTAACTTCCAACTTCCTCTATATCTAACGTATTAATAGTTTGACTATCATAGTCAACTGAAAAGTCTATTTTAGAATCTATATCTCTACCCTCTACAAAATTACCATAAACTAATCTATTACCTATTCTTGCTTGCGTATAAGCGCTTAATGGAACGTTATCAAAACTCCTAAAGAATTCATTTTCAGATAAAACATTGTAAACCTTATAATTATCAAATAAATAAGATTTATTAAAGTTGTTAGCCCAAACTTCATCTGCCTTATTTAGTTTTATAATAGAGTAAACATTGTTGCTATTAGATATCTTAAATACCAACTCTATTTCTTCTACTTCTCTTGGTCCTGTGTTAAAAGATATTTGATAAGACTTAGATATATTCTCCATAGCTAAGTTTGTTGACGTATCTAAATCAACATTAAAGCTACCTGGAGTAAATGCATAAGGACTCCACGAAGAAAAAGAAGAGTAATATCCATCTTTATATCTATATCTGTATGCAAATGATAGGAATTTATCTCTAAGGAATCCTGCGAAGTCAACATTAGTAGATTGAACTTGAACTACACTTGGAGCAAATATAGGGGAAGGTTTCATTACAGATACTTCATCTTCTGTAAAACCATCAATACCATAAGTCTTAGCTCTCTCTATATTGATTATTCTTGGAGGGTTTAGACCATCAGTCCAAGATAATAAATCATACCCTTCTACACTTACAAATAAGTCAGAATGCGATATACGATATTCCTTGTCAAACTTTAAGACACCTGTTCCGTGAGTAGACTGAAGTACTATTTCTGTGGTATTATCAATTATATTGTATTGAATAACATAATCGTAAGAAGGAGATGTTACAAAATAGAAAGCTCTGTTCTTTGCATCATCCTCTATACTTCCAATTGTTTCAGAATTAGCTATGTTTAAAGACGTAACCTTTAGATTGCCCTTTACATTCTTTAGCACACCAACACCACCATTATCTTCAGAAATAACCATTACATTCTCTGCATCAGTCATCTGACCATTTGGTGTCAATCTTTCGTCAAAATCTTTGTTAATTGTCGCCTTGAGAAAATTATTTTTTATTTTAGCCATTTCTTTCTACCATTAAATAATATGAATAATTCACCACCTCTTAAATCTAACATTCTGATATTAGCATTTTGTAGGTCTCTATAGTAGTCTTTCTTAGCTCTATTAATTATGTACTCTTGAACACCATACTTATTATTTAAGATAGCGTACTTCACATAACTATATAAGGCTTGCTCAGCTAATTTATGTACCATAACTTCGTCTCCATTATTGTACTCAAGACCATCAGATACATACTCTAATACAATTACTCTACCACCAATATTAGAATAGAATGACATTACACCTTTTCTCTTATCTATACTAAAGTATCCATTTGCATTAAGTGAAGGATTAAGACCGTAGTTAGGACCAGTTAAGTCGTGATCACAATAGCTATTATCTCTACTAACTATTCTTTCATTGTACTTTTTAAATGTTTCTGTTTCATTAGCCTCTAAAGGGTATCCATTTTCATCAAACAATATATTGAATTCGTGGTCTTGTAAATAAGCTGTGCCAATTAGTGTTCTTGAATCTTTAGATAATGTTCTTAATAGTCCATCGTTACCTAATACAGAAACCCTAACATAAGAAACAAAGTCGTGAGGAAGTGTAAGTAATAAAGAATCACTTAACTCTAATTCTACAACCTTTACTTCCTTTAACGTATCGTAATTAAACTCTTGAATACCTCTCTTAAAATGTTGTAATACATTATATCTCTTTACATTAGATAGTAACCTATCGTCTCCGATTTGTTCTAACATAAAATTATTAACCAATTGAGATAGAGATACATACTGATAACTACCCCAATTATCCTCGTTATTATAGTAATTTATTGGTGGTAAAATTTGGTGTGCCATCTATTATATTTTATAATTGTTCGTTATTTATGCTTGCGGTTTCCATTGCTTGCGCTATCTGTACCACATCATTCTCTCTAATTTCAATACCACAATATCCTAATATCTTGATAACTAAGTCTGAAAAGAATTGTTCTGGTAACTCAAAGTCTTGGTAGTCAGTTGCAGATGCATTAAACAAAGGGTTTCCTCCAACACTTAAGTAAGTCCATTTCGGTGCTTTAGGTTTTCTGATATAAGTACCTATGATTGTAGCTGTATTATCTATTGGGAAGATTCTATATTTACCATTAATACCAACATATACAGGGTATTCTGCTGTAGGTGATATTAGATTATTATTAAGTAACTTGGTTATCTCTAATTTACTAACCTCTTCAACCTCTATTCTTCCAGAAAATTGATTTGCTCCATTTGGCAATCTTTCTATCTTAACACCCTTGTAAAAATCAGTTGTAGTATATTGATGTAAGCCACTTTCAGTTGTTAAGGATAAATTAGCCTCAGAAATAAATACATCAAACGCCTCTCTAATATGCTTTGGTATATCTGAAAATTCAGAGTGATACATTCTTGCATTTTGCTTAGATATAGCCTTAGAGTACTTGTGAAATAGCTCTTCGAATATAGCCATTTGTGCTAATTCAGAATATAAATTAAATTCTAAAGGACTAACATAGCCTCTATTGTCTTTATTTAATATAGCTAATACCGTAGTATATACTTGATTTATCATTTGTAAGTAAATTTATTTGCAAAGATACAAAATAAAAAAAAGCCCCTAATCAATAGAGGCTTTTGCATTTCACATAAAACTAAATGAGTGCGTATTATTTTATCTTACTTTGAACGTACTTATTAAAGGCTTTTCCTTCGTCTGTATCGTTCATCCATCTTGCAAGTGTGTTGAACTTGTCTGTCTCGTCAAATGGAACTTTACATAATAATGTTTCACCATTATAGAACGCATTTCCTTTGTATTGAGCAAGATTTAATTCTGTAGCTCTTACAGCTAACCCTTTTAACTTGGTTAGATCATCTGAAGCTAACTTCATAAAACTTTCTGGATTTGATTTAGCGTATAAGAATACATCTCTCTTAACCTCTGCTGTTTTCTTAGATAATACTGAACTACCATATAATGATAATGCAATACTTTCAATTTCAGGTAAAGTTAATGCCATAGCTGTTTGTAATGCTTCCATTTCAACCTCTAATGAACTTAACTCTTTCTCAGCAATTTCATCTGGTTTAAATTCTTCAAATACAACTCCATTATCAGGAGTAATGTCTAAGAATTTTTGTAATTGTGGATTTGTTCTTGGAACGGTAAGTTTTCCGTTTTGAAAGATAATTGAACCTAAAATAACGTCTCCGCTTTGTTCGTCTTCAAATACCGACATTTGATTTGTTCCATAACATAAACTCTTTAATGTTTTTTCTTCTTCGTCAAAGAATTGTAATGGAGACCCCTTCTTATGTCTATTTCTTAAGAATAGTTGCATAGGTGGGTTTTTCGCAAGCAAGATATATGTCTTATCTTTTACTGCTTCTTCAGTTTTTTTAGCTTTTACTGCCATATTAAATTAAATTAAAATTATTCTGCAAAGATACGAAATAAAATAAGTTGTAATTTTAACTTTTCGTTTAGAAGTAATTATATATATTTGTAAAAAAAATAAAGATGGCGTACATTTATAGACATATACGAAAAGATACAAATCAAGTTTTTTATATTGGCATAGGAACTGATAATAAAGGAAAGCATACTAGAGCTAAAAGTAAAGCAAGAAATAGATATTGGAAAAGAATTGTAGAAAAAACAAACTATGAAATTGAAATACTATTTGATGACATAACAAAAGAAGAGGCTATAAGCAAGGAAATAGAGTTCATATCTATATATGGAAGAAGAGATTTGAATAAAGGTACTTTAGCTAATTTAACTGATGGAGGAGAAGGTGTTGTAAATATGAGTGAAGAAGGTAAATCTGTACTAAGAAAAATTAGACAAAATACAGTAATGTCTCAAGAACAAAAAGATAAGTATTCGGAAATGTTCAAAGGTAGTGGTAATCCTAATGCATCTAAGATAATATGTGGAAAAACATTACACATTTTTGATAGCATTCAAGAAGCTGCTGAATTTTTAAAAATAAACAAACACACTCTTAGAAACAATATTAACGGAAAAAACTGTAATAAAATTGGTTTTTATTACTACAAAGACTATTTGGAAAAAGGACTTGAAGTATTAGAAAAAGAAAGACTTCTTAAAATAAAACAAGTAAAAGAAGAATTGAGTCAAAAAAGAAGCAATAATGCCAGCAAGAAAGTTATAAATACAATGACAGCAGAAGTTTTTGATACAGTAGCTGATGCTGCAAAATCTATAGGAATTACAAGTCTTCATCTTTCATCAATGCTTGTAGGCAGAAATAAAAACAAGACAGGTATGAGATTTTATGGATAAAAAAAGAGGGGCTATAGACCCCTCTCTTATTATAACTAATTGATTATCAGATAGTTACCTACCCCTTAATTAGGACGAAATTATTACGACCACACGTAACTAAGGCTCTTTCTGTAAGAAAATGCATTTGGTTAGCATCTAAGTCAGAGTTATTAGCTCCACCTGCTGAACCAGTAGTCCACACTTTGTAACGTCTGTCTTCAGTACCTGACTTACGGTATTTAACGTGTAAGAATGGTAAAGTAGCATTAGCCCCTAAAACCTCATCTCTAACAGTTTTTGTTCCAGAAGGACACATAACACCATTGATTGCAGCGTTACCAGTGAACAAACCACGAGCAGTTGGATCATCTAAGTATTTCCATTGAGATTTGTAAATTTCGTAACCAGCAACTTTGAAACCTGAGAAACCTAAGTTTAAAGCTGTATCTTCGCTGTTATTGAAAGCTCCGTAAGAAGTACCTCCAACACCGTAAGAATTTTGAGCAGCTAACAAGTAATCAATAGCTCTATCTTGTTCGAAATCATTGAACATCATATATTCAGAAATAGCACCTTGTTTGTTTAAACGAGATAAAATTTCATCTATATCATCCATAGTAGAAATTACACCAGAGAATACGTTACCTTGAGCAACAGCTTCGAAGAAACCTTCAGTACCTGTGAACCCAGCATTAGCAGCAGCAGAACCAGTTTCGAAAGAAACACCCTCTACCATACCCATCTCGATATAGTCATCAAATCTTTGACGAGATTGCGCTCTTGATTTTAAGTACCATAAGTACCCATTACCACCTTCTCCTTCAACTTCAATCCAACCAACTTGAGCCATATCAGAACCATTAACTTCATCTAATTCTTTGATGATGATTGGTTTGTTCTCGAAGATGTCTGGAGTAGCCTCTAAAGATTCAGCTCTACCATTAGTTCCTTTTTTATACTCATTAGAGTAAGTGAAAGCTTTAATAGCTGTAGTAGCAAATCCTGTAAAACCTGTAGTAGTAGAAGGAGCAACTGTAAATGTATCAGCAGTGATAGCTGTTACAATACCTTTAACCTCTAATGTACCATCATTTAAGATTACAGTATCATTTAAACGGAAAGGGTGTGCTGTTAATGTTAAAACACTAGAAGAACGTGTAATACCTGTACCAACTGGTCTTAAACGACCTTCTTCAGACCATTTAATTAAGTCAGATTGGATAGCCATTTCTTGACCCATTTTCTCTAAGAAACCTTTTAATGATTGGTTTCCGTAACGAGAGAATTCTTTCTCATACAATTCAGGTAAGAATTGATTTGTGAAGTCGAAATCAGAGGCGTTTAAGTAACTACCAGGTGTGATTTCTTTTGTTGCAGTAGGAGTTAAATTAACTCCTGGACTTGAATTTAATGCCATTTGTGTGTGTTTTTGTTTTTTTTATTATTTCTTTTTTATACTAATTTAAACTTTGTGCCAGTAGATATACTCTCTGGCGCTCTACGCATTCCCATATCTATGTTCTTACTATTTCTAACCTCATCCTCGATAGCTTTAGCTTTAGCTGTTTCATATACGTTTGATAAGATTGATTCATAATTCATAGCTACATACAATGCTTTGTGGTATCCTTCAGGGTCTTTGATAAAACCATTCTCATCTAAGAACTTTCCTAAAAAATTCATCACATTTGATTGTGTCTCTTTCGTAGATTGAATATTTGAAGGTTTGTGATTAATAACTTCTTCACCAACTTTAAACTCAAAACCTTTGAATTCATTGCTAAATAAATTATCAGTCTCCTTCAAGAATATTTCATTCTGTTTCTGAGATAATTCTTCTTGCCCTTTAATTGAATCTACAAACTCCTTAGCACTTTTGTATTCAGCTGGAATTTCTGTATCACTAGACCCTAATGGTACAGCATATTTTTCCTTTTGTTTATTAAAGTATTCTAAGGCATCTGCGTGAGCCTTCTTAAATGCACGAGTCTTTTTTCTTATATCCTTATCGTCATCGATGTCTTCATCATAAGCGTATGCATCTAAAAACTCATCTTGAATATCCTCATTGTCGAATTCAGGATTCATTTCTCGCATATACTTCTTAACGACATCTTGCTCGTCTAATTCAGAATAGTCTTTTTGGTATTCTAAAAAATCATTATACCCTCTACCTGTTTCCTCTTTAAACTCTAAGTATTTTTTAACATCTTCTGGTAATTCCTTGCTTTCGCTTTTAGGAGCTACCTTAGATAATAATTCTTCCTTAGTCTTAAGGTATTCTAATACGTCATCGTCATTATTAAATGTAAGAACTTTTTTATCTTCTATAATATCATCAAGTGTGTCATCTGTTGTTGTAACCGAATCTGTAATTTGGTCGTTCACTTCAGACAATCCTTCATTATCAATGATTACATCATTATTTTGAACATCAGAGTACTCAGACCCTTCTAATTTCATTTTAAACATATAGTATTTGATTTAATTAAATTTCTCTGCAAAATTACAAAATAATAGTTTTTATTTATCGTGGCTCAAATTCTGATAAAGAAAACCCATCAAGACTATCTTCATTCGATTCAAATGACACCGCAGGTAAATCTTTTTTACGTTGCTCTATCATCTTAGATTGCTGTGTAGCTTGTAATTTTGTTCTCTCATCTTTTCTATCCTCCTTCATTTGTTCTTTGGTCTTCATACCATCAACCTCAATCCCCTTAAGTTGCATTTGGTATCCAAACTCTTTCTCCATAAGCATAAGTTTCATTTCAACTTCAGCCTTCATCTTTTCTATCTCAGCAGCTACTCTTGCTTGTTCTACCATAGCTTTACTTTGACCTTCTAATTGAATTAACTGAGCTTTACCTTCTGAAGCAGCTTGTGCAGATTGCATATTGCCTTGAGTTTGAGCATTAATCTCTTGCATTTTTTGCTCTTGTCTCTCCTTCATTCTCTTCTCCTTCTTAATAGAGAGGTATTTAGAGGCTAATGATAAATTCTTAATACCAAGAATAGCATACTTATCTTCTACTCCAAGATTTCCTTGTTGAATTTCAAATGTAATATCCCCTTCTAATTTAGCTCTTTCTTCTTCGTCAGGTGTTAATTCGATATTTATAGCAAAGTCGTGGATATACATATTCTTAATCTTATCCAACGCTGTAACATTATTAGCTGATATTTTGTTTATTAAGTTTTGTTTGGTCTCAGAGAATTGTAATACGTCTGCAATACGAATTGTAATACATTTAGCTAACTCTCTAGTTACAAACATACTTCCTGCTAATATATGTCTTGTCGCTACATTTGAAGAATATGCAGCCATCTTTTGAATACCAACTAAGCTATTCTTATCAGGGTTGCTAGCGTCAATAGCCTGGTTAATCCCTGTTACAGAGGCAATCATATCCATAGATATTTGAATTGAATTCCATAACGAACTAATCTTATCTTGACCCGATGAATGTCTAATCTCTTGAATAGGCACTTTAGCGTTATTAAATTCACCACCAACATTAGAACTTCTACCAATAACAGAACCTGTTTGGAAGTACATATTCATAGCATCTTCTACGGTGTATTTGTTTCCTCCTCCAAGATTAATACCTACTAGTCCATCAACATCAATGTATTGACCATCAGGAACAACTCTTTGTTTTATTTGTTGTAGCTTTAACCAAGACATTTGAATGTCATCTGCAAAAGGTATCATTCTATTAACTGTAGAGTCGATATATCCTTTATACATTTTAGGAGCAATACCAATGTAGTTAGGTTGTACTTTATTTAAGTTTGATTTCTCCTTAACCATATTTTTACAAACCTCCCACTTTAATAAGATATTTGTACCTAATACCAATATACCTTCAAACCACACCTCTTCAATCTTAGTTAACTTCTCGAAGTCGGCATCTCCTGTTCCTTTATATACAAAGTCGTTATCTTTTGCGATAACTTTTAATCCACCCTTTGAATTCTTCTTCTTCTTCCAAACCTTCTCTCTTGACGTTTTATAGTTAAAGTATAGTAAACCTAATTTACCATCTAATACATCTTGAGACTGACCATTAAGATTTAATTCGTAGTAGTTATTCCAAGATGAAGATATGCTTTGTAGTCTTTGTCTTTGTTCGTCAGTTAGATTTGGAAATTCCTTATAAACTTCAGATAGGTTTGTATTCTTGTATTCTCCATAGTAGAAGCAATCTTGAAAGTAAGGGTCTTCTGTATACGACCAAATTAAGTTTGCAGGGTCAACGTATTCAATTTTAATTCCGTCTCCAGGAACAAATCTGTGTTTTCCAAAACCAACGCCAATCTCGATTATATCCTTCTCTATTTTTCTTCTTGTAATTTCGTTGTAGTTATTCTCTTTAAATACCGTTTCAACAGCTATCTCAACAGCTTGCTCAATTGGTGGTTTAAATTCAAACTCCATCTTAATATCTATCTCATCTTCACTTTCTGGTATCTGATCTAAAGGCACAGAAGTTACTTCAATTCCAACATCATTCTTTATTTTTTGAGCTAACTCTTTTCCAATCATATCTGTCTTAAGATTCTCTCTCTTCTTTGATTTCTCTTCAACAGACGTAGGGTCTACTGCAATAGCGTTAATAGAGAATTCTCTCTGAGCCATTCCATTAGCAATTATATCTACATATTTAGGGATAACTGGTATAACCTTCCAATCTAAATTCAAATAAGACATATCTCCATTAACAGCGAAGTACTCCTTATATCTTGCAACACTCTGCAATCCATTAGCATACATTCTTCTCTTATGAAACTCGTCTCTTTGTTGATAATACTTACAGTTTGAACCTTCTCTCTTAAACCACTCATATTGAATAGCTTCAGCAACTTGTCTACCGAAATCACTTCCCTTTTGAACCTCAAATGGTACGTTTTGATTTGGAAAACTTCTGTAAGTAATGGAAATACCTTCCGCTTTCTTCTTTATCATTTTTTACTTTATTTATTATAAGTCTTAAAATTTATAACTATATCCTCGGCAACTTTTTGCACTGGAGCATACATTTTTCTATTAACCGCCATTATAGCTAAACCAGAGCTAATAGAGGCATCAAATTTTGTTCTATTATTAATATCAAACTTCATCCAATCCTTTAGCGTGTCATTAAACACTATATTCTGTGGTACTTCATCGTCATCTACATTACTACCAACGTATTTCTCTATGTAAGATTCAATAGCTGTTGCGTGCATTTGCTTAACATCCTCGGAAGAGTTAGGCATACCTCCTAATTCCTTCTCTGTTGGTGAAAGCCTATTTTCAGTCTTATCAAAACGAGTTATACTAAAACCTCTATAACCTCTATTCTTAAAATGGTACAACAAACGTGGCTTATTATTCTCTGCCAATATAGGCATACCATAAAATACACAAGCCATTAATACATCTTCAAAGAATATCTCTGCTGTCTTTGGTCTTGCTACATACTCTAAAAAAAATGTATGATTAGGTGCATTAGAAAAACTAAATCCTGTTAGTCCGTGTAAAGCTCCCTTTGAAGCTCTATTTGTGTCCTCATCATAAGACCCATCCTTTCTAACACCTTCTACTGTTCCTGATATATCGTATGTATCACAACCAAAAGCCCCTATATCTCCATTTAACGGATATTTTGAGTGTCCTCCTGGACCACTTTTTGTTTCAAATTTATTCCTCATCTCCTCAGGTGGTATCCAAGATAGTTTAAATCTTCCTTTCTCATTAGGGTAAAAATCAACTATTGTATCCTTAATACCATCTCTCCATTGGAAATTACCAATAGTAATCTTACTATCAGCATCGTGGTCTTCATTTATCTTTATCTGGTCTATTATCTTTTCTATGTTAAAGGTAGATTGCAATAACTCGTCTCTAAAGGCTTCATCTATAGTCATAGGGAATGCTCTTAATTCCTCGTTATAAGAAATGTCGCTTTCCTTTCTCTTACTACTTCTCTTCGCCTCTAAGAATTGAACACTACCGATAGTCTTCTTATCTCCGTACACATTATAATAAAAACTACCCTTCTCTATAACTTCGTGGCAAACACCATACTTATCTGTAAATTCCTCCATATTCTTGTGAGCTGGAAGAAAGTACGAGTATAAACCTGATGGTGTTCTACCTGTAATCTTATTTCTCTTCTTAATACTTGATGATTTATACAGCTTAAAGAATTCCTCTCCACCCTTATTCATCGCATTAACAGTAGAACCTATAAATGCCTTTCCTACAATTTTACCACCTGTATCGAATGTTGGTGATACTTGACCCCAGTGCTTCTCAAAGTTAGCAGGCTTTTCCCATTTAGATGCCTCATCTCCAAGATACCTAAACATCTTTTGACCATCATAAGCCGAATCTTTTGTTGGTAAGAAATCCACCAATGTATTTAAGTAGTCATCTGTATTTGTATCTCTATTTTTTTTGGATAGTTTGCTTTTATCTTGTGGTCTTGCAAAGTCTAATGCTTTCTTTGAATCTTCAATCCCTCTTACAATAGGCTTAAAGAAGAATGGTAAATTAAGGAATGCGTAACTAAACTTAGAGAATGCCTTTGCAGCATCATCATTAGTCTTTGATGTCATACCTATCCTTGCATTTGAAGTTGAGGTTGCATCATTAAGTAATTGACATATAATTTGATATGTATAACCTGTACGTCTTGACTTTACAAATAACTCACCTAAACATCTCGGGTCTACAATACAAGCCTCTGTGAAATAAAACATATCTCTCTGAGCTGTCCTGAAGTCCATATACCCACCTGAATCCTCCATCTTTACCCACTGAAGTGCAAAGTAGTGACTACCAGTTAGGTATTGAGGTTTTCCATTATTCATAAACCAAATACCTTCTCTTCTCCTTCTGAATTCCTCTATAATGTATTCCGTATATGCTTCTGCATTTTCTTGAGATAAACCATTTGGAACATCTAATCTTCTCCAATATTGGTCTTCTTTCTTTTTATCCCAGAATAATATATCTTTCCTATAAGGTACTTTTGGTAGGGTAATATTTAAACCACTAAGGTTTATAACTTCACCTTTTGTACCATTAGGGTCTAATATGATTGAGTCATTTTCTTCATCATACCATTCCTTATAATAGTTCTTTCTTGGTAAAAATTCTCCACAAGAAAACTTCTCGGGATACCCTCTCTTAAATTCATTCTCCTTAAGATTAATTTTATCAGCATCTATCTGAAGTCTTAATTCAATAAGTGATGAATCAATTTCTACAATTGCTTGGTGAATTGAAGGTTTAACTGAAATAGCTAAGTGGTGTTTTGACGGATCTAAATCATCGTAGTCAATCTTTGAACGTAAAGCGTCTCTAAGAACTCCTAAGGCAATATCTCCAGCTTTAACAAGTCTTACTACATATTTCTTAAATTTATCCTCAGAAGGTGCGTTTGTGCTATTCTGCCATCTAAGGAGTAATTCCTTACCATACTTAAATGAATCAACTTTAGCCTTTACAATAGTCTTTACTTTATCGGGTTCAATTAAAGACATATCAGTGCTATACTCTAATCCTTCGATTACAGTTTCAACAGCTATCTCTATATCTTTACTTAATCCTATCATAAATGTAGTATGATTCTATTTTGGTTAATCATATACAGCTTCTCGTCAAATATCTTAAACTCGTATTCTGAATCTTTCTTAACACCAATCAATGAACCTTCTTTTAGGTCAGACATATCTTTGTTCTTGTATTTTAAGATACATATCTGTTCATTCTCTTTATATCCTTCATACTTATCATTGATAGTTGTGGGTTCTATAAAACAAAATGGAGGTAATGCAATTTTATTATCTCCCTTTATAACCATATAAGCTAATTCCTTCTCAACATAAAACAAGTCATCTTTAATATGATATTTACTCTCTAAAGGAAATCCTTGATTATTATATTGAATTCTAAAGGTATTATGGTGTACAACTATTGTATCTCCAACTTCTACATCTCCTTCGTAACCAATAGGTGTTGATATTACCTCTGCTAATCTTTGTGTGAAGTTGTGGTCCTCAACAGATATATTTAAAATTAATCCATTAGATGAATTATTAGAATACCTCTCTTTATTAAGTGGTCTAACTATAAAGTAATGTGGGCTTCTCATAAGACTATAATTGCGTATAGTATTCGATATGAATTACATTGCTTAAATTAAAAGACTTCCATATAGCCTTTACATCGCTATCTATTTCCTTTACATAGATGTCAAAGAACATATCTTCCTTTATTATATCTGAAACTACTCCAGAACCACCAAATACATTGCTGTTTACCTGGTAGTGCATAATATTGTTATTATCCATCTTAACGGATATCTTTCTTACTAAATTCATATTAAATTAAATTAAAAATATATGCAAAGATAATTAAAATATAGGAATACCTATTCCCAATGAAATATAAGGCTTTAGCGTTTGTGTTTCATATCCAATACCACCTTTCAATAATATCTTATTCCTTAAATTCCAATCAACCCCTAAATTCAATTGATTATTGGTATTGTATGATGCTGATATAAAAGCCTTGCTTCTGTCTTTGTATTTTGTAATTGTGGTTTCCTTTATAGAATCATAGCACTCTATTGTAGCGCAAAAATCTAATAGCTCTCCAGTTGTTGTTATCGTAGCGACCCCTGAAGATCTACTGCCTTTTATCGTTTGAGTATATACTCTTGCCTCAATTGACGTTGTGTCTGGTTTATCTAAATAAACTAAAGATGTATCAGTCTTTCTGATGTATACATTCTTGTATTTTGTAACAACTTTTCCGTTAAGTTTTAAAGTATCTGTAACTTTAACCACTTTAGTTTTAGTTACTACCTTGTCTTCTTTTTTTGGTTCTTCACAAAATTGCAATAGGGTTGCACAAAGTACAAACCCTATTACTGCCGATATTATGTTTTTTTTATTCATACAAACTTTATACATTGTAGTAATTAGTTATTGAAGAAGGGGTTATTCCATTGAATGACTTTCCGCTTGTACTTGAAGATATGCATCCAACAAGTAAGTGTATAGAGAAGTAAGATAAATCGGCTGACCAATAATCAATTAAAGGAAACTTAACTCTAAGATTATCTCCTGATATAGAATGACCTGTTAATGGTATTGTGTATATTGCATTGTCACCATTCTTATAATGAAATGCCACATATCCAAAATTATCAGGTGAATTACTTACAATTCCTTCTTCAAAATAAAAATCTATTGCATTTATAGGTTCTGTTTCCTCGTCAAAAGAAAATACACCTCCATCGCCATAATAGATAGTATCGGTGTGGGGATTTATTAAATATGTCTTAAGTAAAATTACATCTTTTTGTTCGTTGTATGTTATCTCAACTTCTCCATCAGTATTTGTAACCGTTATTTCATCTGAACCAGATGTTACATCTGTTATATAATCACTTGGTATATCAGATAAGTACGCTATAGTTCCAGATGCATTTTGAAGTGTAGCATTTCTATTTGCTGTTATTGAAGGGTATATTACATTGTATGAGTATATACCAGATTTCATTTTTATTTCTTTATCACTAATACTTCCGATAAAAGAGCCTGATGCCTTATACACATTAAGCGCTTCTTTTGATCCTTCTATAGCACAACCATAATCTGTATTATCCACGTTATCCCACAAGTAAACTTTATTGATAAATACATTATTATCGAAAGACTCATTTCCTTCACTTAATACTGAATCTAAATCTTGTCTATTTGCGTTAATAACTGACGTAATATCTATCTCTGTGAAATCGCTTGATACAACTTGAGTTTCATCAATACCATAGGTATCGTTATTTTTTCTAAATATAAATGTTCTTCCATTTAAAATTAAGAAAACAATCTCATAATGTAATACAATAATTGGAGTTTCTGAATTGTTGAAATAATCCTCAGGAGTTGTTTCCTCCGAATCATTATCTACAATTGTAGTTATCTTTAAATTTCCTCCAGTTTCAGGGTCTAACCCGCTTAGTACATATTCTCTTAATGCTGATACTTGATAATTCTTTGTTTGGTCAAAGTTATCGTTATCACTTCCAATTACAATATCGTTATCTGATATTAAGGTATCTATTGCGTATGTTTTTATTCTTGCCATAATATTTTTTAATTATAAACTCTTATTTCTATTGTTGTTAAATATAAACTGTCCAATGAATTACCTGATATATATATATTAGTTATTACAACTTCATTATTATCATTTCGTGCTCCTCTTACAATATAATCATCAGCAAATCCACTTGTTGTGATAAATGTAGCAGTTTTGTTCTCTTTAAATAGTCCATTTGAATTAGCTACATAAGCTCCTACATCTAAGTAAGTAAACCAAATATTGCCAATAGTATTTTCCAATACAGTAGCTACAGGAGCAGAAGTTCCCGATTGAGTTAATAAAGCTGTATACACTTTATATGGTCTTGTATCTAACCCATTTAAGATATAGTTTTTTAGTGCTGAAATTAAGTAATTCTTTGTTTTGTCAGAATCATTAAAATCTGTACCAATTAGCCTGTCGTTTGCATTGATTGTATTGTCGTTTGCGTATGTCTTTATTTTTGCCATATTTATTCTTTTATTTCAAAATGTTGCCAATCGTAATTCTTCTCTCTACCTAATGATATAAATCCGTGTTTATAAAATATATCAATCATAGGTTTATATTCTGGTTTAGCAAATCTTGCTGTCTTTGACGTTTCTTTTAATTGGTTTCTACCAGGATCTAAATCAATCGAAATTCCCCAAGAATGCGTACTCCAATCATCACCGCCTCTCATCTTTCTAAAATTAAAACAACCTCCAAATAAATCAATACCAAGTTCAACTATCTTATTATATCCATAAACTCTGTGTATCTCATTAAATACAGCAAGGAATCTAGCTCCAACTAATTTATGGCATCTCATTTTAGTAACCTTTGTATCTGTATCCCAAGCTAATCGCATAGGGTACGGAAGATTAATAGTCATAAGATAGCCTTCACCAGTTACGTTAGGTTTTCCGTATTTAGAAATTATCTCCTTTGTTGTCATTTTTTTTATTCTTTAATAATTCTATGGTCTTTAATATGGTATAAACAATAGAAACACATAAAAGGAATATCTTTAATGTAGCTTCTACATTAGAAAAACTTACAGCCATAGCAAGCGAATTTAGTCCGTATATCTTCAAATCGTTAAGTGACATTATTGTTCTTTGCTTTAATTAAACGCTCTGCTATGTTTGTAGCTCCTTCTACGGCTATATACATTGTAGCTACTATTGTCCAGTTATCTGAATCAACCTTGCTAAAGAATAATGCAATTGAAGCAACAATAAATACCGTTAACTTTCTGCTTATCCATTTATTTAGGTAAAGGTCTATTTTTTCTTTTCTACTCATCTATACAAGGTGTATATTCAATCCTTTCTAGCTCATTTAATTGGTCGTAAATTGGCTGAAATGGTTCGTATGTAAGTGCATCAAGACCGATATACCATTTATCTGCTCCATCTTTTACAAACTCTAATCGGCAAATGCCATTTGTATAACCATTTAAAGCATTGTATTGTTCTGTATTTGGATGTAAAACTATCATATTAAACTAAATTTGTCATATAAGTATTAATTGCATTGTATAAGTTTGTGTTCAAAGTTGCATTTCCTCCTGCTGTAACTAAAGAAGCACCCATACCATAAACAGAAATTGTATGGGTACCATAATTTAATGCATTTGGAGTTGAACCTCCAGATGACCTAAAAATTAATTGAGCAGCTGAGGAACTTGCTGTACTTGTAGTAGTACCGCTTACACTTAAAGTCGTATTTTGAAAAAGTCTTATTTGGTTACTAGCTGGTCTATTTATTGACTTCAATCCTACTCCTGATAAAGCACCAATAGCATTACTTGTTGTTCCGTTGTTGATATTTTGTGTATCAGGAGTTCCTGCAAAAGTCATCCTATTAACGCCATTAGACATAATACCATCTATAAAACCGATACCAACGTTTTGAATCCAAGCAAACCTACTCGCATCATCTTTTTGATAATTCACTCCTTGAGATGATGGTATAAAGTTTGTTGAAATAGAACCTGTGCTATTATTAGTAAAACCAACATTTGTAGCAAAAGTTAATGGATTTGTTAATGTTCCTTGATATGATGTGGGAGTTTTCCAATTCAATGAAGCAAATGCATTTGTAGCACCTGTCCCAGTTGCAAAAACATAAAACACATCAAGTTTATCCCAAACACCGCCTGCTTTTAAATCTAAAACTAACTGATTTTGTACAATTTGTTGTGCATCATTTGGCAAATCATAATTAAGTCCAACAGCTCTATTTAATATTGCTTGATAAGATGTGTCGTATTTAATACCAGAAGACCTATTAGCTCCTATTGCGTTTGCTATTGCTATAAACATATTACCAAAGAGCTATGATGTTAGATGCTGTTGTTCCTGTTGAATAAACCCTAACTACCTGCACTGGTAAGAAACTACCATCTTGGAAGTTTGTAAAAGTTACTTCATCTCCTCCGACAGTCAATACTTTTAAATTACCTTTCGTACCAACGTAAAGCACGCAGCCTCTATTTGGTGTTCCTGCTTCTGAAGATAATGATGGAATATTAGCTGTATTACTTGGTGTTACAGCTGCCGCTCTATTTGCTTGTAATTTTTGATATGACATTTTATTTTATATTTTTAAGTTATTATTTACCATAGTTTTGTGCAAGCTAAATGTCTTGGCGTACCAGGTTTAGCTGTATCGCACTTGTGTCTTGCGTGAAAATTCTTTTTTCTTTTACTATCCTTATGTTTTGTAAAATCAGAGTAACCTTTAGCACCTGCGTGAACTAAAGTTTCCTTTCCGTTTACACAATACTTTTTCATTATTTTCTTTCCTGGTCGAGTAGATTTCCTAACCTCTCCACACTTCATACTGCTTTTTACTGATTCTGCCATAATTTTAATAAATCTCTGCAAAGATACGAAATAAAAAAAGTGTATATTTGCAATATAAAAAATCAAATTTATTATGGTTATAAAAGAAGTTAAATTTAATCAAGAAGCAAAAGAGCCTTTAATTAAAGGTATCTCAACGGTTTGTGATGCAGTTGCTACAACTATGGGATATAGGGGTAGAACAGTATTAATTGAGAGTCCAGGAGGACTACCAATCGTAACAAAGGATGGTGTATCAGTAGCGGAAAGTATTTTCCTTGAAGATGCAACAGAAAGTTTAGGTTGTGAATTTGTAAAACAAGCTTGTAGAAAAACAGTTAACGAAGCGGGTGATGGCACAACTGGTACAGCTGTACTTACAAAGGCAATTATCGATAATAGCCAGAAGTATTTAAAGAAAGGTGAATCAGCAATCGATTTAAAGAATGGTATTGACTTTGCCGTAAAAGAAGTTGTTGATTATATCAAGAGTACATCTAAAGAAGTTGATGATTCTTATTTATTTGATGTTGCAAGAATATCTGCAAACAATGATTCTGAATTAGGGGAGATAATCGCAAAAGCATTTATATCTGCTGGAAAGAATGGAGTAGTATCTTACGAGCAATCAGAAAGTTCAGAAACCTATTTGGACTTTATTGATGGTATGCCGATTGCAAGAGGGTATGAATTTGAGGGATTTGTAAATAAACCAGAGAATAGATCAATTGAGTTTAACAACAACCCTTTCATATTACTATCAAATAGAAGATTTCAGAATATTACAGAATTACTGCCTGTTATAGAATTTTGTCACCACGCAAAGAAAGAGCTACTTATCATTTCTGAAATGGAGTTTGAGGTTATGAAGGTGTTATATGCCAATAAAAAGAATGGTCTTAAGGTAGCTACAATTATACCGCCAAGTATAGGTGAGAAGCGTAGAGATTACTTAACTGACATTTCCTTGGCAACAGGTGGTTTAATTATTGATTTAGATACCTCTACAAACATTGAAGGGTATGATATGAATGAACTACTTGGTAAATGTAGTCGATTGACTGTAACTAAAGATGATACTGTATTGTTCTTTAATGAGAAACCTAATGCAGATAGGGTTCAATCAAAGATTGAAGAGCTGAATAAAGTAATCAAGAATTCAAATAACAATTTAGAGAAGGAATACTTAAGAGACCGTATCTCAAAATTAGCTTGTGGTGTTTCTGTAATTAAAGTCGGAGGAACAACTGAAGTAGAAATTAAGGAGAAGATTGATAGAGTAGATGACGCAATCAATGCGGTTAAGAGTGCGATATCAGAAGGTGTAGTTGTAGGAGGAGGTTTAGCGCTATATAACGCCTCTTTAAAGCTCGTTCCTGTATCAAAAGGATATAAGTGCCTACTTGAGTCAATTCAAGCTCCTATGCGCACTATTTTAAGTAATGCAGGGGTTAAGTTGGATTCGATTGAAGGAAACTTATTAGCACAAAAAGATAACTACGGATATGATGTTAAGGATTACGAAATTGTAGATATGTTTGAGAAAGGAATTATAGATCCTTCAAAGGTAATTAGATTAGCCTTAGAGAATGCTGCAAGTGTAGCTACAACAGTTTTATTAACCAATACCACAATAACACATAAAAGAAGTAACTAATGAAGGTAGTATTAAGTAACATTTTAGTTAAGGAAATTAAGGAAGACGTGAAGACAAGTAGCGGTCTTTATTTAGGAGATGGTCAAGATATTAAGTTTCACAGAGGTGAAGTAATTGAGATTGGAGAGAATGTAGATAAGGTTAATGTTGGAGAAACCATTTGGTTTGATAGACACAGAACATACCCTATCAATTATCAAGGAACTGAATACTTGGTTATGGGGTATGAAAATGTAGTAATTGTAGAATAGGCGTTTCAATTTTTTCAAAGAACACAAAAAAAAGAGAGGGTTTAATCACCCTCTCTTATTATTTCATCCTCTAAATGATTTCCTAAACCACCATTTAAAATTTCATTCCTCTTCTTGTTATACTCAACCATAAGTTTTGCGATCCTCTTATCTTTATAACTTGTTTCGTAGCTATTAAAGAATTTATTACTTGAAGAGTACTCGCTAATTTCTTCTTGCATAGTTAGTTTCTTATATATACTAGAAACCCTTCTATTTGCCTTTATGGTTAATCTATACAATCTATTTCCTGCAACCTTAATCATTGTATTGCCAGGAAGAGCCTCTATCAATCCTAAATCAATAAACCTCTTTATGCTCTTGTTTTTTTGAAGCATTGCTGAGTTATATACATCAAACTCCTTCTTTGAGAATAGTGGCTCTGAATAAAAGTACATAAGCATCTCTATTTCATCAATAGTTAAATCATACATTACAGAAGCCCATCTCTTTACAATACCATAAAACTTCATAAAGTCGAACTCTCTATTGCAAGATATAACCTTTACAACCTTCTTCTTGAGTGGTCTTTTTTTTGACCTCTCGTACTTCCGCTTCATTGGTCTATACTTCTTTGCTTTATGTATAGTACTATCTGCAATTGGTTTTATTAAGAAACTATTGATTTCAGACAAGACTTTCTCTTCCTTGAGTGTTTTTTCATTCTGCTCTAAAAAGTCCTTAAAATCGCTCATAAACTATTTCTTTTTGCCTCTTTGTTTAGAGTCTTTTATTTTTTTTTCTAATGTTGGTAATTTAATTCCATTTGATACAGAAAAGTTGCTAATACCAACAAGATATACGTTAACTAAAGGATATTCAATTCCATTAACTTTTATAAAACAATTGCTTATCTCTTTTTTTAATTTATCATATCTTTCCGATCCTTTTAAAAACCATTTTTTTGAATAGCCTGTTTTATTTAATTTATACAAAGACTTTGAATCAAGTCCTGTATTTTTAAAAAACACATCTTTATCGTTTAACGTATGTTCTTCATTGTTTAAATTTATAACTGTCAATCCTTTTCGAAAAGAATCTTTTTTAGTATTTCTTCTTTTTTTAAATGTTTCTTCGTTTATTAAATTTATCCAGCTTCCTTTTGTTTTTCCAAATAACTCACTTATTTCTCTGTAACTTATATTTGGATTAGAAAATAACTCGTTTATGTATTCTTCTTCTTTATGCAGTTCTGGTATTTTTTTACTATAAAAACCTCCTAAAGCAGTATTGTAATTACCTTCATTAATAACCCAATCGGTATTTACGATAATTGACTCCTCTTCATAAGCTTCTTCAATCGTATCAAAAAAACAAAGTACTTCCATTTTGAAATTAGAATATCCGTATTTATTTACCGCTCTAACGAATTTATTAGAGTTTCCTCTTTTAATTTGAGAATCACAAGAAGCTTTACTTTTTATTCCATTCCCTATATATCCATCGTTTATATTATTTGTAGAGTGAACTCCAATATATGTCTTTCCGTTTAAAGTATTTTTAGTTTGATATGTGAAATTATATTTCTTGTTCATAATTTATTTTCTTGCTCTTATATCTCCTTTTGTGCCACCGTTTTTTGAATTTCTACCTCTATTAACAGATTGCTTAACCATTTTTTTGGTAGCGTGGTCGTAGTCTTTACCATCTCCATTACCATAAGTCCCCCTATCTCGATTAACCTTATTCAATTCAACCCTCTTCTTAACTTGTTCAGGTTTTTTATTATACTCCTTTTGGTACGCATCTTTCTTTGCTTTAGCCTTCGGATTGTCTTTATAGTACTTAGCAGTTTCTTTCATATTTCTTCATTTCGTTTAATAATTCATATCTTTCTCTTGTAATTAATTCATCTTCAATTAGTTGTTCAGCTTCATCAAGTCTGCCTTCATATACTAGATCATCTAACTCATCAGAGAAGACAATTGAGTTTGATTCTAATAGTACATCGCCTCTTCTGTCATATATAATATCCTCTTCCTGATTACACACAATAGAGGCTATAATTGATATTGGTATTGAAGTTGACATATAATCATCTTTGTTTGTGTTGTGTAGCTGGTCTATTGAATCATAAATCATTCTAGCTAACTCGAAGTTATTGTCTTCATCTATAAAGTTATCTACTCGATTAAATAATTCTACATTTATTGCAGTAAATTCTGGGCTGTTGCTTTCCATTGATTGTCTGTTACGTTAATTACCTCTGTGTATGTTCTTCTACTTATTTCTCTTAATTCTGTTTCGTCATTATCAAGGTGTATATCTACTCCTTCCATATAATGTTGTTTCTTATCTCCATTAGTGTAAACAATTTTGTTTATACCAAGTTTATTAGTTATCTTTATTAAGTCTTGATTAAGGTATTTGCTATGCCTTGTTGTAGTCACAATTACATTATATCCACCTTCAATTAACTCCTTAGCGTATTCTTGTACTGATGGTAATGATAATGTGGCATCAAAATCAAAACTTACTGTTATGTTATTATTTTCTACCATATCTAATTTACATCATTAAAGTACATTTCGTCATCATTCTCTTCATACACAAAAGACCATTTAGTGTAATGATAAAACTTTGTGTTTTGTAATATATTAAGTCTATCTAAAACCGCATAATCATCAACATTAATTATATTATCGTCTATTTTGCCGAACATATCGTAGAAATCTGTTCCTATCAAGACCACTACGTCAGGCATAGAATCGTCAGATTGAAAATTAACCAATATTTCTCCCTTGAATTTATTTGCTAATAGTAATGAGAATAAAAATACATTTGGTCTCTTTATCTGTGAGTTAAAATCCTCTATAAATCTTTCAATCATAAATTAAATCTTTTCACAAAAGTAATAAAAAAAGACCAAACAAAATGAATGGTCTTTTAATTGTAATCTGATTAAGTAATTTAACCTAAGATACCGCAGTAACGCTTTGACTTACCCAAGCAGTAGCTGCTGTTTTTGTGTAAACTAAACCGCCAGCAGAAATACTTCTACACACAACTCTTGTTCCAATAGGATTTGTTCCATAAGTTGAGTTTAATGTTGCTAATGATAATGCAGATGTAGTTGTATTAACTACTAATCCTAATAAGTCGTCAGCAGTATATACTTCTGTTGTACTTCCGATTGCACTACCTCTTTTTTCTTCAATAGATACATCTGCTGATATACCTACAAATTGTGTTCCAGTTGGAATTGTTGCCATAATCTTCTTTTTATTATTTGTTTTATTTATTAAAATGTTTTACTTAATGTAAATATCTCTGAATAAATTGAATCTGCCACATTAGCTGAACCCCATTGAGCAGTTACATCTAATGTATTACTAATCGTTGTATCAAATGTATCACCATTTATAATACTAAAGTTAGTTCCTTCGAAATTCAACCCAGAGTTCTTTGTGTATGAGAAAATACCACCAGAAGCAATAGAAGCTGTACCTGCACCACCAATTTCTCTAATTGTAAAGTAAACATTAATTTCCCAATGTCTATTTGTTATGGTATCTAAGTCAATTATACCTGTGTCAGCAAGTACTAAAGAGCCTGCCTTAATCTTTAATCTTAATGTGGCAGCTGAATTACAAGATATATGACCAATTAACTTTGCGTGGTATGAATCACCAACCTTAAATGCATTTGCAGGAACAGATAATGATCCAATACCGATACCAATTAAACTACTCTCTGTAGTTGTATTTGCTATTGGAGTACTACTTGTTGTTTGAGAGAACAAACCTACTAATGGATTTATATAACCATAAATATCCTGTAGCGAGTAGTATTCTGTCTTAGAATTATTAAGAGACCCTTTCTTTTCTATTAAATCAACCTTAGATGAATCTACACCTAAGAATCTCGTATTGGTATCTATAGACATAATCTATTTCTTCTTAAAAGCAGTACCCATCTTCTCTTTCTTCTCGAAAGCCTTACCTTCTTTTTTCTCGTGTTTAGCCTTAGCTGTTTTAGAAGTGTATTTTTCTTTTCCTCCGTATTCTTTAATCATTTTTTTCATATCGTAGAATGTTTTTATTTTTGATTTGCAAAGATACAAATTATTCAACCACATTTATAAAGTTTCCATTCTTATCGTGTAATGTGGTTAGCTCAAACTTTTTATCTAAACCACTAAGTACCACTTCGTTTAATTGAAATACCATCTGAAATACATTGAAGTCAACTGAACCTCCGTTCTCTTTGTAGTATCTATAAAACCAACCTATATCGAATTGATTGGTATTCCTCATTTGAATGTATTGCTCTTTCATAACTTATTCATTTACATATTTGAATTGCCAATATTCTTCTCCATTGTGAAATATACAATCTAACTTACCAATTATTTTAGGTCCAAATTTATTAATTAAGTATTCAGCGTATTCATCTGATTTAACTTTAAAAAGTTCGTCACTCATTTCAATACCCTCTTTTAAGTGTATTCTTTTTGCAATGTATTTTTTATCTATCATATCTTATTTGTTTTTAAATTCTCTTAACCAATTATTATACTCATCTAAAGAATCTTGTACCTCGTCTTCTAACCATAAATTATATACTGTATTTATATGTAGATTAGACTTTCCAGCTACTTTTCTCTTTGTAAGCCTTGTTTCCATTTCTTCTTTGAATTTTACTATAGATGAGCTTATGGTAAATACATTAGACATCTTTACGAATTCAGCATATATACTTGTCTTGAATACATCAGTATTATATTTATCTATATCATTCTTAAATAATGCATATACATTGCTTATTGTTTTCTTTGGTATACCACTTAATTCTTCTATGTCAGATATAGTTAAGAATGTATTCCCTTTATTACCTTCCTCTATTAATAGATTAACAGCATTCTCTATTTTATTTAATGTTTGTATTCTTTTACTTTTATTATATTGATTCATAACGAGCTTTCTTTTACCCTCATACAATACACCTTCTATAATTTTATCTTCACCACCAATATTAGTGTATGGTCTTACCCAAAAGTATTTTTTTATTATTGGTCTTACTTCATACAAACCACTCTTTACCTTCTTTATATTCTTTAGTATTATGTTCCTATCAATATGAAAAGAATCGGTATCAAAATAAGTTTTGCATACAAGGTCCATATACTCAAATAAAACCTCATCTGATTTATCTATATTCAAAAATGCCACAACAGAAGCAACCCTAAATGCATTAGCAAAGTTACCTCTTGATACATTGCAGTATGCACTATAGTTATAATACCCATCATCTATGTAATACCCTGCTAGTGTTCCATTACTACTATAAACTTCTGTACCTATTCTTTCTGCCTCATCTAAATCTATCTCACTACTTGTAAGTATTAATTTATTAGATACCAAACATTCGCTTAACCTGTCAATCAATTCCATTATATACTTTATTTTATTACACAAATATACGAAAATATACAATGCAATTACACCCTTGTATAAGTATACAACATACCACTTAATCATTCTATAATATAACCTATATCAATGGCTAAGGTGTATCTTGTATGTTTTTTATATTCTAGTTAGATAAGTGTGTTGTATTTCAGTTAGTATGGTCATTTGTTGGTATTATAACCCCGCCCAACGATCACCACCCTCCCCGCCAAAACTTTTCTCCATTCAGTACGGGGGTCTACTTTCAAAATGTTTCTCTCAAAGTTTTTGCCTTTTTAGGCTGCTTTAATGTTGTGGTATTTTATCAACCTACAATTTAAGGCAATAACATTGCATGATCTTTATTAGTTGTTTTATAGTTCTATTTTTTAAAACCAAAGTACAAAGGTTTATTTTTTTTGTAGGTCCAACCGAAGGACCAAACGAATATATTTTTAAGGTCCTTTGTGTTGTTTGTCGGTGCAACTATTCTAAAAACCTAAATTAAAATTTCACTAAAATAACTACATTATAAAAGTCAATATAGAATTAAATTATAATATCATAAAATTGTATAAAATGTAACTACTTGAAAATCAATATACTTGAAATAAAACTGTTAAAACTTTGTTAAATTTTTACCTAAGTTATTGTTATTCTAAAATAAATAACTAATTTTACATCATGTTAATAAGGTTAAAAAATAAGGTATTAAAAAAACTTTGTTAACTAAATGTTAAAATTTATACAAGTTTAAAAATACTTTTATACTTTTGACAAAGAATTAAACAAGTAAAAAAAATAATCTAATTTAAAATTTATCAATCATGAAAGCAACAGTAAAAAACAACAGTACAAAAGTAGCAACTAAAAAAGCTAATTCAAGAGTAGAAAATTTAATTGTATCAAATGTAAATCTAGTAAAAGAAACCAAGGCAAAAGTTGTAAAAGTAGCTAAAACAAAAGAAGAAATAGCACAAAAAAGATTATTGAACCCACAATTTTCGCACCTTGTTAGTAAACAAAAAAAGACAAATGAATTACTTTACAAAAGTGATGCTACAAAAGTTTTAATAGGTGCAAAAAAGATAATTGACACTATTGAAATTGAAAGCTATAATTTATACGAAAATGCAAACTTAATAGACAAATGTAAAAGTTTTATAAACTTTGTAACTAAAACCAACAAAGCAAATGAAATAGTTAATGCGGAATTGTACAAAGGTATTTTATCAAATGTACGTACAACAAAATCTGGCTTATATAATGAATTTTACTTTGCCCAACTAGTACAAAAAATAGTAACGTTATCAATTAATAAAGGTTATGATTTTCAAACAGCCTTGAATATAATATCTGAACAAAAAAGAAACGATAAAAAATAATATCGAAACGGTTACTTTGTAGCCGTCATACAATAGCCTTTAAATTGTATCTGAAGAGTTAGGCACGTTCATAGTAATACAAAAACTGTTTTTTAAAATTTAGTTTTATTAGTGCCTTGTTGCCTTATAAAATGCAAAAAATTTTATTAGTACTTACAAATGTAGTACGCAAAAAACATATTACAGACATATTGATAATGACTATAAATTAAAACCCGTGAGTCAAACGGAGGCTTGAATATAATTAAGGGACTTTTGTATGTATACGTTTATGTATATAGTGCAAGG